TTTCTTCTTTCTTTTCTTCTTTCTTTGATTCTTTAGCTTGTTTTTGATATTCGTTCTTTATCTCATTCCAGAGGAGTTTCCCACCGATGATAGTCTTCTGGTGTTGAATGAGCTCCATAAAGAACTTATCGAGATACATCTTGAGTTTATTTACTATCTCTATGAATTCAGGTGCAGGAATCCACCCATAGTCTGATTTGGATTCCTGTTTGATTTCTTCATATACTGAGTATATTCCCTTCAGATGCTCAAGCACTGATTCGATGTAGTCTATGTGATTCTTGAGCCACAACATATACACGTCGTCAGCATAACTCATAACTTCTTCTTTTGCTCTTGGCATCTTCTTACCTCCTAATCAAATCGTTATATTTAGGATTATGAAGCTCCCAGTCTTCCCATAATTTAGGAGTCATATCTTCAGGTTTCCATTCACCCTGACCGTATTTCCCTTTGTATTCCTCCAAGACGTATCCAACTCTGAAGAATGAAATCTGTGCGACTCTCATTCCCACGTGAAGGACTATCGACGTTGAAGGTAAGTGATTTGTGATTTCCATTGTCCATTTGTTTATGAAGCCCACGTCTCCAAACCCAGCACATTTGCATACCGATATGCCAAGCCTTCCAAGTGAACTTCTTGCATTCATCTTACTTGCGATGTTATTTCTTCCTCCAATAATTTCTTGAGTATGAGCCAGAATTGTCTCTCCCGAATGGATAACTATGCGATCGGTAGCTTTCTTAATCCTCCAATGTTTCTCTACAAGTTCTTTATCGTAGGGATCGAGAACCTGAGAATACGGGAACTCTACTGCGTAATACTCACCGAGTCTTACATCGTAGCTATTGGAGTTTAATTGTTCCCGTCGGAATGGCTCAATAACTATATTGCCTTTCTTTATTTCCTCAAGGATTTCAGAATCAGACAACATAAGACTTTAGTCCTTAAGCGCCATTAGAACTATTATCGAAGATATTATACCTATGAGTATTCCAAATGCGAGATAGACCCAAAAGATAGTGCTTGTTAGCCAAGTTAAGGGAAAACCTGTTAATGCTGGAAAATTTGTGATAACCCAATTCATTATGAGTCCCTGAATTAACCAGCCTACGAATGGAATGATACCTATCATGAGTATGAAATTGCAGGCGATAGTTAATAAGAGAATAGCTAACGCACCTTTGATTCCTCCATAAACAAAATAACCTAACAGAGTGAAGAGCACTGTGAGAAGAATTCTGGAATAATGCGAGTCAAACGAAACATTAACGTTCTCTTCCTTTGGCATTCTCCTTTCCCCCTTTATCATTTATAAAATTATTAATACGTGTAATTTCCTTATTGAGTCTTGCTATCTCATCTGTTAGTTTATATATCTCCACTTCTAATTGTCCTCTTTTATCCTCGAGAGTCTTCATGTGAGATTCTAAATATTTAATTGCTACTTGAGAAGGCAGTCTATGCGCCTTGAGTATTACCTCTTGAATATCCATCCTAAAGACCTCCTTTAGTTCAACTCCGAGAGTTTCTCTAAGTAGTAAGAATATAGCTTCTTAGGCACGGAACAGTATCTTGCTTTACATTCTGCTGAAACGTATTGAGCTATAAGAGGCATGGCTACTTTCTTATCCTTAAATTGTTGGGGTCCTAATTCCTCCAAGACCTTCTGGATTTCATTCATAATCTCAGCCTTTGGAAGTTCGGGATATTGAGGAGAGTCCTTTTCGATATTGACCTCGACTTCTTTAAAGTCTGGCACGTCTATTCTCGCCTTAAAGAATGTTCCTTTACCATCCTCATAACTCTTAAATACCACTCCTTCTTTGTTCTTGTTCTTGGCGACCTCTAACATCTTGTCTATTTGTTGTTCAAGTCTTTCAATTGTAGAGTGTGAAGTTACACTCCAGAGTGATACCATAGGAAGCTTCCACTGATAGCAGAATTGATAGACTTTAGGATAGGACCACCATCCGTATTTTAGAGAGTAAATGTCAAACACCACGAGGTCATCCTTCTCGTGATACTCTATTCGTGTAGGACTCTTACCTTTCTGAAGAAGCTCAAAGAATATAATGATTTCACCATGCCATTGATACTTTTGGGTGAGCAGAGCTTCCTTAAGAGTATTCACATAGCCAGTATTATGGATGGACTTCAGGAGGTCATCACTTGCAGTTAAGAGATTCCTACTCCCGAAATGAATTTCATCTTGTTCATCCAAGAAGACTCTTATGTTACTTCCGTCCTCTTTAGCTTCCCAATAGAGTAGCTTCCCTAATAGTTCCCTTCCACCATAAGAAGATTCATGCAAATACTTCAATTTAGGATACTTGATTACGTCTTCTTCTTTCATAACTCATTCATATTTGAGGCTGGTGCAAATTTTACGTTTTGGGCATAGAATTATATTGGACAGAGGATAAAATTTGCATAGAACAAGAATATGTGCATCTGGTGCAAAATTTAAGTATGGTCCTTGACCTATATTCGGGATATTCATAAAGTCTGCTTGACTAATATGGTGAGAAAGACTGCTACAAAGATGAGCAAATAGAGATAAGAAAGATATACAAAGAGAATTCTATCCTCCCCATTTCACTGAGCTTTTCAAACATTCTTATCATCTCAGAGGGTTTTTATAAAGAGCACAATCGAGAAGACTATGACAAAGGCAAAAAGATATGTAGCCATTCCAATCAAGAAGAGGAATATAATGTGGTCTTCCCATCGCTCAAGCCACTCCTCTAACTTCTCAAACATTTTCCAATTCCTCCTTATGTTTCTTTATACGTTTATCTATTTCGTGAAGAGTCTCCTCACGAGATAATCCGAAGCATTCACAGACTCTCTTTAGGAAGCCCTCGAATTGTCTATCAAAATGCTCATTCTCTTTCTCCGTTAGTTTCTTCTCTTGCCACACTATTATATTGCCACAAAAGGGACACTTCAATTCCATGAAAGAAGGATGCTTGAGAGTTACACCATTCTCTTTTTCTTTAATTATTACACCAAATGCTCTTCCACAGGACTTACATTCAACTATCATTCTATGAGTTCCTCACCTTCTCGGGTTCTTATATAGATTGGGAAATTGGAGATTTCCTTCACTTTCCTTCCCATTTCCCTTATTTCATCTAAGGAGAACTCGTCTTCTTTCCTGATGACTTTACGACCGTATTGCGGCACGTTATCATAGACACCCTGTTGTATCACATATTCACCTTTGAAATGTTTGAGTTCTCCTGCTATTTTAATGACTTCCTCTTCACCCACCAGCTTCTTAAAGACTGTGGTTTGGATTTGAAGAGGAAAGTTTGAGTTAATGCAATAATAGAGTATTTGCTGGACAAATTTCTCTGCGCCCGATACTTGAGTTACTCTTTTCCACAATTTAGGTTCGTTTAATGGAGCTTTTACATCTAAGAATATCTTATCCACGACTCCAGCTTTTATGAGTTCCTCAATTTCAGAAGCGAAGTAACCATTGGTCTGAATGCCCACAAGCTTATCCTCTTTATGTATCCACTCACCTATTTCCTTAATAGCTTCTACGTTGAGAGTAGGTTCTCCTCCAGAGAAGACTAAAGCATCAATGAAATCTAATTCCTTTTCTATCTTCTTAATGACCTTATGAGTAGGAACATAATTAGGCTCCGTGAGGAGTTTGAAATTCTGACAATAAAGACAACGAAGAGGACAGCCTCTCACGAATAACATGAGAGCATTAAGTCCTCTCCAGTCAATAGTCGAAAGGAGGAGTCCTCCAAAATTTATCTCACTCATCTATTTTATCCACTCTCCTTCGTGGCAAATCTCTTGTTCTCCTCTCATGCATATTTGACTGCTCAACGAAATAACCGACTATCCTCCTAAAGTATGCGAGATTTTTACTTCCACAGATGGGACAAGCATTGACATGTCCTAAAGTTAGATGGTTATGTTCCAGACAGCGAGCAATCCACGTATCAAATGCGAAATACGGGATATTTGCTTTTACTAATCCTCTTAGTATTCTTTCCATCTGATGCACTTCTTTGAAAGGACTCGGAATACCTACAAACATCATCTGACCGCCATCAAAGTATCTTGAGAGCCTTCCTGTTATTTCTGCTTTCTCTCCCAAACTCATCTCTATCCAAGGGGATACAATCTGATTGGCGTACATTGTTCCTTCCCTATAATATCTTTGAAATTCGGGATTTCCCGCGTGCTTTTCTGTATATCGTTTGTCAGTGTCCCAAAGAGAGATTGCGGCTGATTCTGCTGGGACCAACTCACAATTATAGAAACCTTCCCAGCTATCAATAGTTGAGCGAACTATCTGGAGGACTTCTTCTAATTCATCCCAGGAGAAGGCAGCTAACTCTTTGAGATCCCACACTCCGATTATTCCTACTGTTGAATACATCCGTCGTAATGACCTCAAGCCTAACTGAAAAGTTACATCTAAGTGTTGATAGTCATTAAGAAGTTTTCTGTGCCAATCGAGGAACTTCCTTATGAGTTGCAGGTTCTCTTTAATGCGTTCCTCGAACGTATTGGGGTATCGAATGTATATGCCTGGGAGATTGAGAGAGACTACCTGATGACTGCCTATCTGGACACCACCACTACCATAAGAATTGAAGAAGGGCTTCTTGCTCGATATGAGTCTGCAACATGAGGCTATGGCGTCAAGATGAGGTAACACAAGGAAGTTATACATCGTGTGATTGATGTTCTGTTCCAGTGCAAACTTTAAGAATTCCTCATCTTGAATCTTGCCATCTTTCTTCTTCAGTCCTGCGGTTATAACTGGGAATCTCAGCATCTGGTGTTCTATCTCGTGAGTATGCCATCTCATTACTGCCTTCTGAACTGCTGAGAGTTCTTCAATTTCTAATCCCCAAGCATTCTTATTGAATAGGTGTCTCAAATAAGGCTCATCAAAGAATGTAATGTTTGTATAAAGGGATTCTGCTCCTTGTCTTAAATGCTGATTGAAGGAATAGAATAGCCGTTGAAGTTCATTATGAAAACGATACTCGGTGAGTTTCCCATCAGGAGTAGTTGTTATGTTGCTCTTCTTCACAAAGTATGTCAGTGCCAATATGAGGTCAGGTATTCCTATCGCTCCTCTTGTTCTGTTAGCTACAAAAGACGTGAATTCTATGAGCTGAGATATAAAAGAATCTAATCGCTTTGGTGGCTTGCTTTTGAAGTGCTCATAATAAGGTAGTCCCTCCGCAAGTATGGGTTCTACACTGATAGAATAACAATACGGTAAGAGGATACACTTGGAGAGATCGTGAATGTATATTTCGTTGCCATGCCTCTGGAGTATTTCCTTACCTCTATCGAACCACTCAGTTATCAAGTGCTTATTGAAGACCAACTCTGCACCCGAAGCTAATTGCTTCCTAACATTTGCTACATCAGGGCTATAATTAGCATTTACATCGACTACGCTATCTCCCTTCAAGAATTTCTCAAAATCCATAGTTCCCTCCTAAATATTATTAAAGCTATTGGTCAGGATGCTTCTCTAAGAAGTTCTTCACCCAAGCTTCGAGAGTTCCTTTGTCTTCTTTTTTTGTCTTCTTGTGTTCTCGTTCTTTCTTCATTTCCTCTTTCCATCGTTTGTTCAATAGCTCCATCGCATCACCCATAATATGTGTCCAGAACATCCCAAAGAATGCAAACCCTAAACAAGAGAAGATAGTCATCGGGTCAAGTCCTTTGTAAATCGCAGTGGGAACATTTGAGTAGTTCGGATACTCACCTCTGCCTCCTAAATGAAGGACTTTACCATTGTATTCAACAGGAATATCCATTGATTTTGCAAGCTTAATGATTTCATCATAGTCGCCTCTCCAAGCCTGCATAGCGAGCTCGACCATACGTTCACCTATGATTTTCATCCTTCATCCCATTAAGATTTTGCACCATTTGCACATATATGCACGAGAACAAAATTTTATTGTTAGGTGAATGGTTTTATTCATGTCTCAAGATAAATTGCGTCAGAACTCAAATATGTTGATCTGGTTCAGTGAGCATGTGCTTCCTTCTCTCAAGACTCTTTCCTTTTAATTCATTGAGGGCAAGAGCAGAATAACCCATGATATCCAAAAGAGTGTCCCTAATGTGTAACAAAGCAATGTCTTCCTTTTGTGTTGCTAAATTCTTTAGTCTACTGAGTTTAATTGAGAGGATGACATTCACTGCTGTTAAACCGTATTCTTTCCACACCTTATGAAACGCATCTCCATATAATTTATTCTTCTTTTCCAAGAGATTATCCATCATCTCAATTATAGCGTCTGCCATTTTACACCTCCTCTATTTTATCTATAAGTCCCCAATCCCTAGCCTCTTCGGGAGACATCCACTTCTCCTTCAGTCTTATTGTTTCTCTTACTTCTTCTTCTGATTTATTGCATCGTGTAGCTAAAATCTTTACTATTTCGTTTGTTATTCTGTTCATTTCAGAAACTTCGGTTTCGAGCTGGGAAGTGGATTCGTTATGGAAAAATACCCATCGCTTAGGTTCATGTAGCAAGAAAGTTGCGTGAGGACGAGCTATGCGAATATCACCAGCCTGAAGAACAATCATGGCAGCTGCACTTGCTGCAATACCCTCAACTATTATACGCACCTTTATGCCCAAATTTGAGACTTCCCTAAGAGCATCGTATATGGCAAAGGAATTGTGAACGCCACCTCCTTCTGAGTTCAGTTTAATCGTCAAGACTTCGCCCCTCATTAATTTTCGTTTGGCTTCACTCAGCAATAAGAGCACCTCTCTTGTTCTAAATTCATCTATCTCTCCATCAATGCGAATTACGCCACTTTCTAATTCTCGTTCCACTATTATATCTTCTAAATAAATAAAGCTGTGTTCTTTACTCATTTTTAATTTCCTCATGAGTTACTAATAGGATGTAAGGCTTAGATGTTCTATTCTTTAAATCATTAATAGCTGCATAAATATCTGGATACAACCTCCTTGTGTTGCTCTTCTCCATGCCTATGCAAGTCCTGTCTGCTTTCACTATGATTCGTGGATAATACACAGGACCCTCTATCCATGCAAAACACCAATGCTCTTTCTCCTCTACCAAACATTTATATTCTATGCCTTCTATGACGGGACAGGTATCACGCCTATGATGAAGGACTATCTTGCCATTAGGAAGTCTTGCTACGTCGTTACCTTTGTTGTCCTTGTGAAAGACGAGGACCATCTCCTTCTTTTCTCCTTCTTCCATATCAAACCTCCTATCTAAATATTAGAATTATATCTCCTGCACTTCACCTTCTGAATCAACCATCATCAGTCTTGCGGACTTTTTCCTTGTATCGTATTCTGCCCAACCAAGAAGAGTTGGTGGAAGAGACCTCTCAACTGCATATTGTAATCCCCTTGCCAACGAACCAGTCCTTAGGAGGGTAACTCGTTTATTCTCTCGTAATACGTCGAGTTTAGCAAGAACATGATTGTGTCCCAGTGCTATTACATCAGCATCGAGGAATTGAAGAAGTTTCCTGTGTTCACCCCAGATATCCATTGCTGTGCTACGTCCATGTGCGAAATAGAATTTTACTCCATCAATTGTTATTTCATGTGAAGGTTTCCCTAAGTATTCCTCATAGACATTAAGACCCACTTGATTGAATATTCTATATTCATGATTGCCTAAGCAATAAGCGACCACATTGATTTCCTTTGTGATTGTCCTTATCCAGCGTAATTGAGCTTGGGGCTGTAAATCATTCTCGAATTGCATCCCATTAGCAAGACCAGCGTCTATCAAATCACCCATGAGAATCACCTTAGCTCCTCGCCAGTGCGTTTTGGCTATTTCTTTCATTTGCTCAGGTTTAATCTCACCTTGACCTATATGCCAATCTCCATTTAATACCACACGACTCATTCTTCTCCTCCAATATATTTATTCAAGTCAGTTTGGGATAAAATATCCTCTATTTCTTTTAGAGGAGCGTAAAACCATTTATTTAGGATGCTCTTATAATCTATTTCAGGAAGGTCATCAATTATATCCTCATGAATAGCCAAATAGCCGATAGAACTATCTTTGGTTGGGACAATAGGAAGCTTCTCGCCAGCATAATACGGTATCCGATACAATCGTAGTCTATTCTTAGCAGCCTTGAGATGAGAAGTTTGCACTTTAGGCGAAACCGAAGAGAGGCGTATCCATTCTGCTATATCCATTATGTTTTGCTTCTTTATTTCTTCCTGCACTCGAGACTTTAACTCTCGTAATTCTTTCCATTCATTCTTGAGTATATACTCGTAAGCTGACATGAGAGCATTCCTGATATACATGGGACACGATGTTCTATTTACCACTGTTCCTGTTATTTTCAACTTGCCATCTTTTGTAATCCCGAAATAGTTCTTCTTTTTATCGTAAAGAAATAGAACGTCAAATTCCTTATCTATATCGAGATTAAACTCTTCTCCCCATGTTTTGTGTAATTCCTCATTTAGTTCATTCATAATCTTTATGGGCTCTGGATGAATTATCATTAGGGCATCAGTATCCCCAGCTAATATAGGAATGCCTCTGTCTTCTACTCGTTTCCAGATGTAAGTTAGTAGCTTCCTCTCATAAGCAGTGACCTCAGCTGCCAGCTTTCTATTATAAAATCTCGACTTTGAATACCCGAGTATCCCTATGCAAGCATTGAGCAGGAACTTATACGAGGTGTTCCATATTTGACTCCGAGTGTCTCCTCGCTCTTTGTATAATTTCTTATATTCAAGCCTTCTTTCAAATAGTTCCCGAATGGTCTCAGTAAGAATGCCTGGATTCCTTATGTCCCTATCAGGTGAGATATTAAAGTGCATGACTATGGACGGATAGAGCGAGGTAAAATCTAACACAGTAATACCTCGATGCAAACCTTTTTGAGGTTCTCGAACCAATGCACCCTTATATTTTTGATGCTTTACTCGTCCTTTATTGGGCAACACATACTTATTGTGATATCGTTTTAGCAAATACGCTTCGATGATGCTACTCCTATTCATGATGTCTATGGTATTGAGAGGAACAAGATTTTGGAAAGAGAAGACCAACTGAGAAAGCTTCAGCTTCTCGTCTATTTCCTTTGTGAGGGTTACGTCCTCTATACAGTGAAGGAGTTCAGGCAAAGATGGGTCTTTCCTTCTTCCAAGCACAAGATAAGCAACGTGATCAAGGAAATACCGTCCTCCTCGTTCGCCAAACTCCCGATATGCTCTCATTAAGTCAAGAGGTTGGCTCTCTTCTATTGTCAACTCATCATGATATTTGCGAAACACGCTTTTGTCTTTAGCACGATTATACATGTAAATTAAATCGAAGCGTGATGAATTCCATCCAATTATCACATCGAAATCTAATGTCTTACAAAACGAGAGGAAGGACCTTAGGAGTTCTTCATCGTTGTCAAACACAAAGGCTTTAACACCTTCTATCGCATAATCACGTAATACGAAAGGATAGTGTCGCTGGGTGAAATTATCATAAGCATCAATTACAGTGATAGGGAGAGGAGCATGCTCAGTATCGAGAGAACCATTTCCTCTCTCCACTTCGATATCAAAATAGAGTATTCTTCTATTCAATCCGAATGTTAAGCCTGAATCTATTAGGTAACGGGTCAAATATGGTATATCAGACTCCATGCTAAAACTAACATTTCGTTTTCCCTTTTCAAGGTCTTCTATTGAATTAAAAGAAATTTTATCTAATGGCTTATCGTCATAGGAAACAAAACCACTCTCCCGTGAGACGTGAGGAAACTTCACTTCTTCATCTGGCTTTACATAAAAATAGGGATACTCTCCCTTTCGCACTGAATAAGCTACATTACGACCTTCCCTAAATTTTAACTTGACGGAGGGTCTTCTTTTCCGAGAACCAATTAAAGAAGCATTCACGAGTTCCATTTCAAAACTCCTCTAAGCTCTTTTGATATTTATCTCGACCCAATACTCTCTCCTGAATCATCTCACAATAATGTTCGGAAATCTCAATACATATCCATCTGCGATTATGCTTCTCACATGCTACTGCGGTTACACCCGAACCTGCAAACGGGTCAAGTATTAATTCACCTTCTTTAGGACTGCCTCGCAATAATAACCTCTCCCAAAATTTGAGAGGCTTAGGACATGGATGGTTATACGATTGGTTTTCCAAACCTGTTGCCTCTATAATATCGCTCCTCGCTCCAAGTCCTTGAGTTAAGTATGGGTCCTTGCCATACGCAAGTATCGGTTGCCATTGAGCAAATCCCCACTTGCCTCTTGAATTCGTCGTTTTATATATCCAAGCGAGAATCCAGTATGGCTCTGGATAAAGAGAAATGTTAGTGATACCACAGGTGAGCAGGACAACCTTTGCTACTCGTTTAGCTTGTGGCATGAATTCCCGAATGAGAGGCTTGAGGTTCTCTTTGGTATCTTCATAATTATCGTATTGCTTCCCTAACGCGTAAGGAGGATCCGTCAATATTAAATCTACACATTTATCGGGAAGAGTCCTCATGATTTCAATACAGTCCCCGAGAAGCATCACTCCTTGATCTGTATGAAAATAATGATATTTGCTATTTATTAGCCTTCGATATAATTTATCCCAATCAGTTTCCTCAGTCATCTTGAAGTTCTCTCATTTGCACATATTTAGCACAGAACAAAACTTTTCATTTCGGATATATTTATATAGGCTTGAACAGAAAAATTTGCACTACGCTTATTTATGTGCATCTCATGAGAAATTTTCAATGTTTCATTGAACATATCAGACTTGTCTAACACGAATCCCGTGAATAGACTTTAAAGCTTCTACTCGAGACTTCACCATTTCCTCATTATCTCCGACTACACGAACCCAAATACAGTCCAAACGATCTCGTCGGTCTGCCAGTGTGTCCTTCCCGTCAAACCAGCTATCTATACTTAGAAGATAGAAGAGTCGAATCTTGCTAATCAGATCCGCAACATTAGCATAAAACTTTATCATGCTATCCATCATAAAGAGAGAAGGTCGAGTTTTTCATGTAATTCTTCGGGAGTTAATTCGCCATGCTTTCTTTGAAACTCTTCTACCTTCTTGGGAAGTTCTGGATCTGACCAAATCTCGTCCAGAGTCTTTTCTATTTCCCTTATCTTCTTCATCCTTTGGGATGCCATATCTTCTTTCATTTCAATCTCCCTCCTTCTTAGAAAGACAATTTCTTAAAATCCTATCCTCTCTATCACAGAAGGTTCTCTTCCCAGTTTCGTCTGTGCAACTAAGGGCTTGAGTCTCTGATATGCTATCTCACAATATTCTTTGTTCAAGTCTATTTGAATGCTATTGAAACCCATTTGTTCAGCAACAACTCCGACTGTCCCTGTTCCTGCGAAAATATCCATTACAACTCCACTATCGTATCCAGCGTTACAATCATATCCCTTCCAGCCCAAAAAACGTTTAGCTGTTAGCCATCCCTTTTCTGGAACCTCTTGCATCACTACTCCCATGTCTTCTCTTGGTTTCTTATTACGCTTATTCTCACGAGGCTCTAATTGGATAGTCTCAAACTCCTTTATTTTCGGTCTTCCACACTTCCTACAAACGTATCGAGGACATCCAGCGAGAAGACAAGAAGACACAAGGCGAGTCGGGAACGCAGCGTAATGAGGTAAAGAAGAAGGCTCAAGATTAATGAACCACACGTTAGGACGATTAGCACCAGTCAATTCCCCTTGATTAACTCGCTCTGCGAAGTGCTGTGCTCCCGTGTGTTTAACGGCTCCTTGAACATCTCCCTTCGTTGGATTGTAAGCGTGCTTAACTCGTTCTTTTGTTGCTGCTTTGAGAGGAGTTCTAATTGCATCTTGGTCCCAGTAATACCGAGGACTCTTTGTTAAAACATAAACGGGTTCGTAAGAAAAGGAACATCTATCTTTCGCAGATGTTGGCATACTTGAGCCAATAGTTGAATTAGTCTTAGAAATCCACAACCTCTTCGTCCAAATTACACGATCCCTGAGAATAAATCCTAACTCGTCTATACATCTAATAATAAATCTTTCGTTTTGAAGAGCCATGCATTTAGATTTTACGCCTTCCTTTGTAATGTCAGCATAAAATTCAGCGGCACTCTTGCCTTTATATCTTAATTTATGCCCTTTGGGATAGTGTTCTGATTTGTGTCCTGTTCCCGTTCCACCATAACAATCTCCATGGTTCCAAAATATAACTCCCGTCTTTTTCAGAATTCGCTTCAATTCTCTCATTACATCTAATAAATGCTCAATATATAAATCCAGCGTAGGTTCCAATCCTATCTCCTTAGCTTTATCTGGGTGATCATCAGGCAAATACGAGCGCAGAGACCAGTAGGGAGGTGAGGTAATAACTGTATCCACACTTTCGTCAGGCAACTTCTTTAGGACATCCAACACATGCCCACAAATTATCGTATGCTTCATTTCTGTTCGGGAATCTTGATAAAGTAAAGGCTATAACAAAATGGACAATAAAAATAGCCACACTCCAATCTTACTAATTCCGAACCACAAACTGGACACTCTAACATTTGTGCTTTCTCCACTTACATAATTTAGGAATGCAATATCCCTGTTTCCTAATAGTGCCACATGACGGGATTTTATAATTTTTGTTCCGTATCTGGTTAATTTGATACGCTGTCATCTCCTCATCCCAGTCTTCCCAGCAATAACTCTTTGCCTCCTCAATCATCTCTGTATCACTCTTGCCCTGAGCTATTCTTAGTGCTGCCCACCCAAACCTTATGAACTGTGATGGATGTCTTTCCCTAATGAAATATTCAATGCAAGGACGATAGAGTTCTTGAGGAATATCTTGAGGAATAGAATGAAACACGTGAATCTCTTCTCCATTAAGCAAATCAAACGGATTCACAAACTTGGTTATTTTCTGTTTTATGATTCTTACTCGGCGATTCAATTCTGGATAATAACTCCCTGGAAGACGTGCCAAGCCATTAACTATACCATCGGTGATATCGTCATAATGCTCAATGCCAACAGAATCTATAACATAATCAGAAATGCATCGAAATGCATTAGAATCCATTGCAACAGGTGAAAGATGAATATAAAAATGATAACCTCTTTTTGGTTCTGCTATGGTAAAAGAGAGATTATGATATTTAGCAAAATCCTCAAGTTTCGTTATCTCCCGTTCTGCTGTATTCTTTTTGCAATCGAAATCATAAAAGAGATACAAGGGGAATGCTCGCCTATCTTGAAACATACTGATGCTTCCATATAGAGGCTCTTTTTTCATTAGATATTTCGTGATTTCAGAAGACGAATAGACTGGGAATTGTTTGAGGTCTGCTTTTGCTATCCTACGATAATAGCCGTGAGGAGTGTAATAGAACAATCCGTAATTCATTGGAAATGTGATTCATATTCCGCCCTTTACAACGAATGTTCCTAAATTATCAGCGACATCCTCAGCTGAGTCTAAGACCTGTTCTAATCTTTCAAGTATCTCTAAAAGAAGTAATCGCTCACCTTCGTCTCTGAAGTCTCGTCTGACTAAACGAAGAAGCCAGTCTCTGTATAGCTCATCACCTCTATGTTCGCAATAATTGATACCTTCAATACGCTTCTCAAGTTCCTCTTGATTTTTCACGACATCAGAAAGGAGGACAACCGAAGTATAAATATCTAAGATAGTCAATTCAAAAACGGGCACAAACTCATTCTTCATCAATAAAGCGAGAGAATTCGGCTCTATATTCGCTATCCTCCATGCAGAGCCCTCTACATTATCAATGATGTTATCGAGATTGTGTAAGAACACTTGAATGTCTCCTTTTTCTTCCGTTACTCTTGTGTGATCGCAGAGAAGTGTTACATTTAAATCATGAATTTTCTTGTCTGCTTCTTCTTCTAACACCTTAATCCTCTCCGCTGTTTTTAGTGGATGTTCATCCTCTCCTAAACGCTTCAAAGCGTCTATACTCTTCTCGATTATTACAACTAAATCTTGAATTGATTGAAGATACATTTCTGTTCTTCTCGGCACGAAATACTTTGTGAATGAAAACACTCTCTTTAGCATTTAATTTCTCTCACCTCTCCCGGATTTATAAATAACTTTCCTTTCTTCACCTCTTCCTTTAATCTTTTCAATCCTAATTTATAATAAGCCAAATCTTTCTCTATTGCTATTGAGTTCCTTCCAAGAGACTCTGCTACTACGCTCGTGGTAAACATTCCCGCAAACGGGTCTAATACTATATCGCCGGGAAAGCTCCAATACTCCATAAGTTCTCTTATCACTTTGCGAGGCTTGAGAGTAGGGTGGTTATACCTTCTTCGTTCGTCTCCAGTAGAAGGTGTAGCAAAAATATAATCTGGATGCTCTTTAAGAGACTTATTAAAATGATGTTTGTTTCCTTTCTGACGAGTTGCGATTATAAAGCACATCGATGCGTTACACCAAACGTTACTTCTAAACATTGGGAGATAAGAAGGAGAAATCCAGACTCCTATATTACGAATATGACTTCCTTCTTTCTCTATCACCTGCATTGTCTGCTCAGCTAACCGCTTACCCGTAAATGTTATGAGGACACCACTTCGTTCCTTCAATATCGGTAAAGCGAGAGGAATCCAATCCTCTGGGAATATTTCATTCTTATCCCATTGACCAAAATCTAATGAATACTTCCGATTGTCCATATTGAGAGTTGTTTCTTGAGAAATGTTAAAGGGTGGATCGGTTAGAATCAAATCTACGAAGTCCTTAGGCAATAAAGAAAGTATTTTACGACAATCTCCGTGAATGACATAATGTCTGATTTTATCTTTTGGGAATTCCAGCTCTATCATCTTCCTCATAAAAGAAATCATGGATGCGTTTCTTGACAGGAGTATCTGCCTCTCTTGACTCTTCTATGACTTTTATGAGGCTCTTGGATTCCTTTAGGAGGTTCTCAGCTGTAACATTACCAATACGAGGAACACACATTAGGCATGCTACTCGTAGTGAATGAAGATTGGCATTGCTTTTGGATACTTTCAAGTCCGCTGTTCTTGGCGGTGAGACTTTCTGCTTCTTTTCTATCATCATAGCAAGATATTTGAATGCACTATTCAGCTTTGCAAACTCAACGATAGGAATGCCCATCATCATGACTGAAATCTTAGAACCCTCCACCATTGAATTTGTTATGCCTCGTCGTGAGATTGTTTCTCTCCAACTGAATTCATCACCTTCAAGCAATAAAAAGGGATGAGCATAATTAGTTTTCATTACATATAAATTTGTCCAAAATGAGGGACGTCTTGCTGAGGTGATGAAATCAGATGGAGTCTTCCTCTCAATTATGATGTCCTCGTATTGAATGTCTCCCACTTCAAGTTTGCTTCGCCTGACCTTAGTGTCCTTTAGTGTTTGAACTGCTATTTCATATACATGCTTGGGCTCTCTTGTATCAACTATAACCTCACTCATCTATACATCGGGTCTGGTTTAGGAGTAGAATTAGAAGGAGGAGTCACATTAGGAATATCATCAAAAGTGAATAGCTCGTCTAATGCCTCATCCTCCTCAAACAACTCTTCTATTAGTTCCTCTAAGAAATTATCAATCGCATCATTTTTCGTTTCTATGTCAAGGTCATTTGTGAGTTCTTCTAAACAGAGAAGTAATGCTGCTCTTGCAATTGTAGGATTAGTTTTTTTCAGTCTCGAAAGAATAGAATTTGCTAATTTCTTAGCTGAACTTGTCTTTTCTTTAGAAGTAATGACTGTGCCGATGGCAGCACTCACCTTTTCTAAATCAACTTTCATTCCAATTACCTCACATCGTTCATCACTCGAATTATACAAAGCCATAATCCTTCTTTAGAGGTAGTTGATGCCATTTACTCTCCAGCTTGCCTAAATATCGTCTTCTTCTTATCTGCTTATATAGTGTCTTCTCGTCTGTTTCAACCTTAAATGAGGGAGTTCGCATTTGAAGGACATACTTGGCGTTGTAAGCCAGAGTGTCTCCTCCCCAGATTCTCCCCTCATCGAACTTATTCGCTTTATCCTGAGACTGATGCGAAACCACTATAATGGCAATATCAGTTTCATCGAGAATTAGGGAGAGTTGACCGAGTATTCGTGAGATAACATCAGCTCTGGCACCGAAGTTCTGACGTGCGCTTCCTATTGCACCTTTAATGGGTGTAGTTATTGAATCAAGCACCAAGACTTGAGACTTGTGCTGTTTGATATATTCAAGGACAGGAAATCTCTCTGTGGCAGAAATGTTACTCTCAACTTTACCTGCTTTGCCCTCACTTCCTTTCGTTATCAGCTGAATGTTTAAGCCCAGTGCATTTCCTAAAGAATAGAGAGATCGACAGTTTAACTGAAATGGCTGATAGAACTTCTCTCCGAATCGAGGCTGGAGGAAAGTGGTAAATGCTTTAGGGTCTCCTATTTCAGTATTGATTATCACGCTGTTCTGCTGACACGCTAATTGATACGCTAATAAGGACTTGCCTGAGTTGGGACCGCCGAAGAGGAAAAGCATTTCATTTTGCGTCAATCCTCCGTCAACTAATCCGTCAACCACTTTTGAATCAAACTTGAACATTTCCACTACTCCAGCAAAGATAAAATAGAAAGAGAAGGAGGAGTTATAGTTCCTCCCTTTGCCTCTGGATGTCCTCCAACCACCAATTCAATTTTCTTTTCTTCGGCTTTGGCTCTGAGTTTCTCCTCTAACCAAGTAGAGAGGTCTCCTCGAATAGAGAATGCTCCCGTCTCGGTATTCTGAATAAGAATAGTCTCTTGCATATTCCTTGATAATTGAGTGGCTATTCTTCCTTCCACTGCAATATCAGAGGATATCTGACCTATCAATACGTCATTCCATTCAACGAGTTCTAACTCCTGAAGGATTGAATTGACCCTTTGTTTCAATATCTGTTTAGCCTCTAAACATCTTGGATCATTAATGACGTCAATCGGAGACTGTGCTTCCTCAAGAACATCCCACGCATCGAACTCTTGCCCTAACCTGCAAAGAGCGTTCACACCAGAGGACAAGAGATGATACAGTCGCAAATGAAATGGGACGTTCTTATAGCCGTAAAACTTCGTGTGTCCCGTCTTCAAGAGGGGACAAGTATCCCACACTTCTGAAGGAATTGAATAGGGTTCCATATCTCCAACCGCTCCAATGGCGGTAATCCACCACTTCTCTGTGGGAATCTTGTCCTTATAATTCTTGAAGACAATCACGGCTGTCGGAGTATTATCGAAAATCAATTCATATTTCCGTTCGCTCGGGTGATTAGGATGGTGGTCTATAACGAGTCCCTCAAAGGAAGGACTTGGATGCATATCTAAAACAACAGTAGAACCCTCTGCTATATTCCCAAAGTCTCTTATTTCTACTGTATCTTCTCCGTTAGCTAAAGTATAAAGATAAGCTGCGGAGAGTCCGTCCGCATCGTGATGAGTTGTTATCATTTCTTTAGCTTCAACCCATTCTTTCCTAGTGAGTATTCTCTTCCTTTCATAGAGGTCAAGACTTCCTTTATGCTATCGAAGTCTTCGCTTCCTATCTCCAATCCAACTTTTAGCGCCAACTCATCTATATTTGCGTAGGTTTCCCCTTCACACTGCTTAAGTGCTTCCTTAATCTTCTTCTCTAACTCTCCTGTCTCTTTGATATTAACATTCCAGCTCTGGTTTCCTTTTCTCTGCATAGTGAATATCAAATCAGCCCACTCTTCTGGCTTCTCTATATCTCGACCACTATCTTCTATTGCCTGTCTTATTGCTCCTACTGCACTCTCACTCACCGAGAGGACAGCAACGCTATCTTCTTCCATAGCATATATGAATGTCTCAAGGACACCATTCCGAAGCTTTTCATTTACTTCTCTGCCAGCTAAATCTGCCTCGCCAGGGAAGTATCGCACCCATTCGCCTTTATCCAGCTCTATGCCTTCGGGGGTCTTCCCGGCTTCAAAACGGAACGTTACAATCTTCTTATCATTCTGCCCAAAGAATATCACTGGCATAGAAGTCTTGACCTCACCCATCTTAACTACTTCTGGCATTTATTCATCACCTCCTTTTAATTTATCATGTTCTTTGAATAACTCTAAGAGTTTAGTCTTGTATGCTGCTTTGAGAGCTCCTTCGTGAATGTGTAAGAGTTTCCGGGGTGCTGGATTCCCTCCAGTAAGTTCTCTTGCTTCACAGAGAATTGAATAGTCGAATATATTCATAATGTCTTGAATTATGTCTGTCTGGGATAAATCTCCATTAAAGAGGTTCGCAATAACGTGTTCAAGAGTTTTCCTTTTGTCCCTATTTTCGGCTTCGATCGCATGAGAAAATATGCTTATTATTTCATCTACTATTTCTTCCATCTTCTTAACCTCCTATTATTTTAAAGAAGTAGATTGGAATGACTTCCTGATTTGTCTTTGTGTTCGAGAAGAAAAGAACCATCGCAACCACGATTTCTTTTTATGATGCACACCGTTAGGAGGTAGGCGACCATATCTGTTTTTCAGGAAACGACTGATAAATCTCCATTGGTCTTCAATTTCTAAAATTTTCATCCCCAATATATCCCTCTGTTTTAGGAGTTATGGATTGAACTATCGAAGTCAATCTATTATTTCTGATTCCGACTTTGCAAAGATAAGTTCTTTGATATTTTTCGCATTCTCCTTCGGCTTCGATAAATCCCAATTTAATATCCTCGTTAAGAAGTATAGTGTCTCCGGGCTCCAGATAATCATACTCTCCGATGTGGGACGTATAACATTCAAGTCTATCATGCTCTTCAGAACATAAAGGACATTTGTGAGGAATAAGAAGAATCAATCGTCCCATGGTTCTCTCTTCTCGTAGATAACATAAAAGATGTCTCCATCTTCATGAGGAACTATCTTCAGTGATATAACTTTAACTTCTGGATCATTGAGGAGCCTTTCCACTAAACTCAAGTGGTTAAAAGCTCGTATTAATTTCATTCCTCCGTCCCATGTTCTTCCCGAAATTTGTGAATGGTGATGATATAATTGCTTCCATCATCTCTTCATCACCTCTATAATATGCTTCCATAAATTCTTGCTCCGCTTTCGCATCTATTTCCTCTTGGTGAGCCTCACATGGATTTTGCCCTCTTCTCACATAGTTCTTGGAACTTCTCTGGAGACAATTTACACCTTCTCTCTTTTGGGTCCTAGAATCTACATTTAATCGGGAAATCACAGCTCATTTTCTCTCACCTTCATCCAGCATTGCCTTCCAGTTTCTTTCTCTAATCGCTTTCATTAAACCACTAAGCTGATTCCACTTGATAGCAATAAGAAATCCCAAGAGAATCAGAGCTAAGCCATAGTATTCATGACCTAACAGTTCAAGATCAAAGCCTCCAAATCGTATGAAATGCTCCCAAAGTAGGAAGTTTCCCACAGCCAGTAATGCACCCGAGATAAGCCAACGATAATATTGAAGACAATGTTCCGAAAAAGAACTCTCTCCTGTCATTCGATATTTACTCTCTTTATTGCTACTATTTCTTAGATCAGTTCCTTTTCAATCTCTTCCGCTTCTTTCGTTGAAAAAATACTTCCAAATATCTCTCTGAATAGCCAATGATTGTATTCAATGTTTTTGTCTTTTAAAATCGTAATATATGTCCCTGTTAATCTGTCATATTTCCAATCGATAGGGAACTGTTCTTCAGCAAACAAATTAGGTTTATCTTTGTATCTTAGATAAAGCTCACACAGAGATTTAATTCGTTCTCTATACATATCTACGATAAGTTTAATATCTTCAACTATGGGAGATTTCTTGTAATCCTTCCAAAACGCTGAGAAGTCTCTTTCATTGAAATTTTTGTGCTTTAGAAAGAACTCTTTCATTATGCTATCAAAATTTAAATCTGAAAATTCAGTCATCTTCCCCCACCACATATCTGCTGGAAGAGAAGTGGTAGTTATCGAATTCTCGTCTTTGTCTTCGCTTTTTCCACTCGGTAGTATCGTCTTAGGTTTACAGTATCCCGTTGCTGTAAATCCTTCCTTCAGTGCAAGCCTCTTAGCTATAACTTCTATCAAATCCAGGAGCTGTGCTTCACTTAAACATGCATATTCATGACCAATAGTGAATTGGATACATCGCCTATTTTCTTCAGGACCTACAAATGCAGTCAGCGTTAAATCTTTAGCGTCATCGAAACCTTCCTTCATTGTCCTATACATTCTAATATCACAACTCATACATCCTCCTCATGAAAGCATACCTTGTTTCTTATTTCACTGAAAGTCATTTGAGAAATTTCTTCTTCACTCATTCCCTCTCGGTAATGATAGTAATATTTTTCGGGGCGTCTTTGATGAGGAGAAAGCGTAACACTTATCGCAAATGCTTTCTCACCTTTCTTAATGACAGAGCCGCAGACTTCGCAAGTATGCCTCCTTCTCGTCCTTATTAATTTTATTTTTCTTTTCATTCTCTTCATTTCTTTCTCCCAATTTTTAAATCCTTAACTTGGCAACCAAAATTTCTCCCTCCAATATTATCCTTGCACATTAGGAGTTGTGGAGTGTGGGAGTTGTCTTGGTTCGTTCTTATCATAACAGAAATATGCCTAAGACCCATCATAGATTTCTCACCATTTGCACATATCCTTTGCTCACGCAAATTTCATCACCAACCTAATATTCCTCTATTCCTCAAGTATAAAATTTAGTTATATCGCATCTATGTTGATCTGGTGCAAAATCTACATGAAGTTCTTGATAATATCTTCGGACGAATAGAAGGTTAGTATTCCAATCGCCGTTTCGTAGGTTTCATTTTTCCTTTCGTCATGAAAAATAATTGCTCCCTTTGTAGGAGCAGTTCGTAATTCGCCATCCGTAAGAGGGACAATCTCTGTTGTTACTTTCTTGAGCCTATTATACAAGCATTCATTATAGATGGAATGAATTTCAAATTTAAAAATGTTCTTTTTCTCTCCCTCTTCGTATGCAGCGTGAATTTCCCTAATAGGAAAGATAAAGAAGGAAGTCTCTAAACTAAGAATCAATGAGGCGTTAATGCTTCTTATGGAATATGAAGGGGGAATGCAATCAGAAGGTCAAGAACTTGACGGTAATAAACTGAATATAAAAACTTCTTCGAGAAAGGAAGATAATAGTTGTCCCACATTTCGAGATTAGAAGAGTTCTGTTGGAAAAAGAATTCAAAAGATGGAGTAGCAAAGAACACTATTCCCATTTTACATGAACTCCCTAATGATTTCTTCAGGTGAATAGATGCTCAGCATTCCGACTCCCATTTCGACGGCTTCTTTCTTATTCTCCTCTTTTTCATCATAAAAGACTATCGCTCCTTTTACGGAATGACAAATTCGCATCTTTCCATTTCCTCCTTTTAATAAGAAATTACAGTTAACCATCTTTATTATATTATTATATATTTTATTATTATAAGTAGTAAAGAATTGGACTGTTTCCCTATATAAAGTAAAGACCTTGTTAAGGGGAAGGAGAAGAATTGAATTTTTTAAGTTTAATATCAGCATGGTTTTTTCGAGGCAATACCTTTCAGATACATTTTTAGAAACTGGGATCGTTTGGTGATGAATCTTTGAGAGAAATTTCTTGGAGAAAGGGAGAAAACTTGCGTCGTAAATCACAAGATTGGAATCAATCCTAAAGAAAAAATAAAGTTCCCTTGAAAAGAAGAGTATAGGTTTCATTTATAAATACCTCCCCAAAATCTCTTTTGGCGATAGGACACTCAGCAAGCCACTTCCTATTTCAACAGCTTCCTGTCTTTCATTTTTATTATAATAAATCAAAGCTCCCGTAATGGGACAACGCATTACTATCTCCCAGATTTTCCTGTTCTTCATTCGCCTATGCCCATCTACTAAGAATTGACCGAGTTCATCAGCAGAGTCTTGATAACTCCCCATGACAACACTAATTCCCACACGACATCGAATACATTCCACAGGACGTGACAGAACTTCAGAGTCCTTGTTGAGAATGATAATTGCAAACTCTGGATAGGTCTCGAACTTAGACGGAAGAGAGACTTGACTCATAGGGACTTTTCTTTTATAAAAATAAATTTGAGAAACGAACCGTTTAGAAGGAAGATAGAAATAATCAATGATTAAAAGTCTGTTACGGCGCTCAAATCTAAATACTAAACTCCGAGAATAAAACGGGATTATCCTCATTTCCTTCCTAATAAAGTTAATATGCTTACTCCAAGATTTCTTATTTCCTCTAAATCTTCGCCGTCTATTCTTTTTAAGATTACCGCTCTAAAATCCCACAGTTCGTAATAAGAACCCCAATCTGGAGAGGAAAGAGGAACGTTTTTTGGACAACTTCTCAATATAGCTCGAATCATTTCCTTGTATTCTTCTTTGGAGAGTATAACACAGTGAATATCCGCCATTCGTGGTCGTCTTTCTTTCTATAATAAGAGTCATAATAAATCTGTATTTGTTCCAATTGGCTCAAAAAGTAATCTTCTCGAATTTGGAGTATTAGATAACAATGTTTCTGTTTCATCTTCTCTTCTCCTAAAGTTTCAAGCCTATGAATAAAAGACTGGGAACTCCACATGTATCCTAATTTAAGAGTGAATGTCTGCTGAGTAGTGAGAGGATGAGGAGGGAGAACTATAAATTCGGATGGTGTCGAGATGATTATCATTTCCATAATGCGAGATAGCTAATTCCTATGTTCTTAATGTCCTCTAAACTCTTTTCTTCTACTCTCAGTAGTATTCCCTTAAAGTCCCAAAGTTCTACGCTCCATTTCTTAATCTCCCGAAATCTCGCTCCATGAGATTTGAAGAAGAGAATCCTCGCTAACTCATTCAATTCTGCTTGATCAACTTCACCTATATCAAATCCAAATTCTTTAAGCCCTTGGTGATAATACACTCTTAATTCGCTATTTAGTATTTTCCCTACGAAATATCCTGCATTCCACTTTAGAGAAGGAGGCTCATAATAGTCTTTCAGTTCACAAACTATGAAATAATCAATTAAAGAACTAGAGAAGATTTCTTGGGAGAGCCTTGTTAAGTCCCTGTTCCATCCTAAAGAATACACCTTGATTTTTATTTCATTCTCCTTGCGATTTGCGCTTAATTCGGCTCTGTATCCATAAATGGGAATCACTTCATTCATTTTCGTTTAAAGAAAGTAAAGCTACTCCAATATTAAATAATTCTTCTTTCTCTTTATCTTCCTTTACGACAGGGAAAACAATTCCCGTCCAATCACGATGAATATGAAGGTGGTTCATTAGCCCCTCCATACGGGCAGAAAAGCATTCAGTTGTAAACGGAAGCAGGGAAAGAACGAGGTACTGATAAAGAATCGGAGCGGAAGGAAGAGTGAAATTTCTTTCGATATGTCTTTCAATACGAGAACAATAAAATGGCAAATATGCTTCCTCTCGGTGAAGTAAACATATTGCATCCTTTCCTTTCTCATAGGATATAATTGAGAAGGAATGTAGGATAAAAGTAAGAGTAAGTGAGAAATCACATTTGCCTAAATTATGTGAGAACACCTCTGCATTCATTAGATGTCCACCAAATCTGCATGTTAGCATTTTGTTAGATACAAATAACCCATAGCTATTTCTCTAAGTTCTTGAATGCTCTCATCCTCTTCTTGTGTAATCAAAATACTTTTGAATGGAAGGAATGGAGTTCTCATCCATCCTTGTTTTGTATATTCTCTCAGGATGTCTGTTAGTTTTATCACACACTCACAGTCAACACAATCAAGGCTCCAAACTCCATCGATGAAAGGTAATTTCTCACTCAACCATGCATAAGAACTTCTTAATCTAATATTTGCCACAGCTTGAGTTGTTTCACAAGGAATCAGTTTTATTTCTTCCACAGCAAATAAGGGTGAAAATAACAATCTTCCACAGAAGTCATAAGGCTTAAAGAGAAAATAGAGATCATGTTTACCTAACAAAGATTCGATTTTCTCTACTTCTCTGCGTACTAAGAATGAAAATATTGTAAAAGAATGATGCTTATTAATCAAGAAGACACCATTCACAGTGCGAGTATCCATCATGCACTCCGTCCCTTTCCTCCTTCATAGAATATCATTCTTCCGAAAGGAAGCTTACGATGTGAATTGCGATATCTTTCGGGAACAAGCCACACAACGGGAATATCGGGAGATTTGTTCGGTGGAGTTCCGAATGTATCGGTGATATAGATTAAACCTCGCAATTCAGGATGGTGCTCCATTTCATTAAATACGGGTCTGAAATCAGTTCCTCCTCCGCCTTGCCATTTAATGCTATCGAGTTCTTCGGGTTCATGGATTATTCGCTTTTCATATAGTCTCGCATCGCATTGTAATAAAAGAATTTCGAGCTCACCTCTAAAATAGCTAAATAGAAACTTCATTCCAGCTTTAAACTCAGATAGCAATTCCTTATCTATGGACCCACTCGTGTCAATAGCTACACCTATGTGCAACTTACTCCGATATCTAATGGGAGGCATCAGGACAGGTGGATATCTCCTCTTGTTTATTCTCTTAAAGTCTGGCTGACTATAACTCTGTTCGAGCACAAAAGAAGAAATGATTTCACTGATAGGAAAAGGAGGATATAGCATATCCTCAACTTCTTGATGTAAACCTTTTGGGAGGGTTCCCTGCAAATAAGCTCTTAATAGTGATTGCTTCAATATCTGATTCATTGTTTCTGCCTTCTTGTGCTTCCATGTTTTGTGAGATTCTAATCGCTTTGATTCCTCTTCGCTTAGTGATATTCCTTGCATCTCTTTAAGAAGTTCCTTGTATATCTGCTCAAATGTCATCCCGTCGAATCGTGAATCATATAGCATACCGAGATTCAAACGATTGAATTCTTCCTTAATTATTGAATTAACGGCATAATCGGCTGCCATATTTGCTATCTGCCACTGAAATTCATTCTGAGCTATCTGCATTCTTGAATTCCCTAAATGATGTAAAAGAATATGCAAATACTCATGCGCAAAATCTATCATGAGTTCTTGGGGAGTAGCTTCATTTAAATACTTACCATTTACGTAAATTTGCTCTCCATCCGTGCACGCTGCTTGAATCTCTTCTCCTTCAACTTCATAGGGCGGAGGAAGCACAACTACTGGAACGCCAAGTATCCCAGACCAGAACGGTTTCTCTCTTAAAAACATAAATTTAGCTCTTCGGATTTTCTTCTCGTTCATATTACCATCCATAATGGTAAAAGCACATCCCAATCATCTTCCTCGTCCTCATGCCTTTCTTTTTCTTCAATCCACTGTTGTTCACATTCTTGAGAACAGAACCAAGGACCCTCGTATTTTCCTAATCGGAAATCTTCTTCAATCTCCTTTCCATAAACCGCACATCTTTTCTTCATTCCTCCACTCCGTCTATGAGTCTTAACGTCCAAAGAAGTGCTTTCTCTACTCCTCTCCAAAATGGAGAATCGTCATGATTTCGAGCGTATTGGAGCATCTCATTAATTTCCTCTTCGCTTCTGAGTTGTTGAATTGTGATATTCGGAAAGGAAAAGAACGAATCATCGCGCTCTTTCACCAAGAGAATATCTCCTGGTCTCCAACCAAACATTCGTTTCGATTCTCTTAAGGGAGGCATGATATTGCTGCACTAAAATGACTCTTGATGATAGTAGTTATAAGGTATGAAGAGAAGATTGCTATTCCTATTACGAGGGCTAAGAGGTATAGCACTATCCACTAATCGCTTTCTTCATTCATCCTTTACCTTTATGACTTTCCAGCCATTCAATCTCGCCTCATCCAAGAAATCAATTAGCGTCTTTTCTATATTTCCTGTAACTACAAAACCGAGATGAAAATTATCGTAATATCCTTCTCCGTCTGAGTATTTCTTAAATTCAATTTTGCCTTCGAGCTGAACATTCCTATATTTATCCAATGCTTTAAGGACCTCTCCAACTTTATATGTTTCCGTTCCAATTCTTACTCCATTCTTTATCAATTCTATATCCTCGGTCATTATACACTTTCCTCCTATTTGCACATATTTGCGATATAACAAAATTTCTATATCTCCGAATAGTTTTTACCACTTTAAGGATAAAATTTGCGTGAGCCTCATCTATGTGCATCTCATGGGAAATCACGATGAGGTCGAGGACTGATTTTCTGAATCCCCAAGAAGTTGGGTGGAGAGGAATTCCACTCATCCATAAGTAATGCGCCAATGATTATGAACAGCATTCCTAAGAACAATTGAAATTCTGAATCATGCTCTACCACGCAAAGAACTGTTCCCCAAGCTATTAAAATTCGTCCTATACACTGAAGGAATGTCATGCTTCTGAGTTATCTAATTCAGTAAGAAAAGAACCGAAGACTATCAGTATGCCTCCTAAGCCAAGTCCTATATTTGGATGAATGAAGCTGAGTACTACTCCAAGATATATCCCAAAATAGGATGCTATTCTTCCTAAGTAAGCAGGAGCTCCCATTATTCACTCACCAATGGCAGGATTTCTTTACCTATATTTTTCATTAGTTCTCTAAAGTTCTCATCGCTCAACATCTTACCGAACATTTCTGATGGCATGGCATTCTTAAAGTCCACAAGAAATCCAGCTGCTCCTTCAACATATCCACTATGCGATGGATCACTCATTCCTCTTTCCCAAATTGCCCGAAGATATTTGAAGTATGCTTTGCAATAACTTTCTTGCTTCTTCTTGTTCTTTTCATTTGCTATCGTCGATAAGAGGGTTTGAACTGTATATGTGAGAACATCGTATTCATCTGGTATCTCGCTGGTATCGCCCTGAAGAATCTTCTGAATATCGGGTATCTTGTCTCTTAGTTGTGTGAACGCCAGGAACTTCGCTGCAATCGAGGCGCCTATTGAACCACTCAAGTCCTCAACCGATGTCATCCCTTGCCTCATCAACTTAGAGACTCGTTCCCATCCACGTCCACAAGTTACTTTTTCCTCTCGATTGTCAGGCATGTGATAGAGGTCTTCTGGATGCGCTGAGAGATATGCTATGACATCAGGAGATATCCGATTTCTTAATGCCCACGCTCGCCATACATCTATGTCAGGTTCGATGTTCATTTCGTGTAATCTTGCCTCGAGAGGAATCTCAAGGTCTACTACTCTTGCACCATGTATTCGTTTGTTCCCAGTCCCACATACTAACATACCTTTAGGAAGATCTAAGTCTCCTATCCTAAAGTCATAAAACACCCTGTATAACGATTTTTGGAGCCATTCGGAGGCATGATTCAGCTCGTCAAACACAAGAATCCCCTTAAAGTCATCAGGATACTTCGCCCACTCTGGAGGAAGCTGTCTTACTACCCCATTCTCTGGGTCAGGAACACACCAACCCTCTAAATCTGGCGGTTCAAGCGTAAGTAGCGATTTAGAGATATAAGCTATTCCCATCTCTTCTGCAACCTCTCTTATAATCGAGGACTTGCCAACTCCCGTCGGACCCCAGAGAATAAAAGGAATCCGCTCTTTATATAACTTCCTAATCTTCTCCTTCGCCTCTAACAAATTCATTTCTCCTCACCTTATCTTTCTCATTTAGGAGTTCATGAGTTCAATTTTTCATAATAACTCTTTAAATACTCCTTAATTGTGATTGTGTTTAGATATTTTGAACCTTCAATACCGTGCGCTATAACGTTTCCCCTTTCTTTCATGAGAGATTGTATAATCATGTCCTCAGCCAGATTAGTGAAATAAAGAACAGAATGAGTCTTCTGTCCTATCTCCCACGATGAGAGATAGGCATCTTCTAATGTCATTTCGAGTATGTTCTCAAATCCAACAAAAAGAAATTTATCAATGAAACGTAGTATTTGAGAAGCTATGCCTCTAAATATACTTGATATTGAAGCACTTTGTAGAAAAAGAGAGTGAACGGGCATTCTATGAAATATCCGATATCTAACATCTGCATCAATTATAGTCTCTTCTTTACTTTTATCAAAATAAATTGGAATAGTATCAAATTTCAGTGAGTAATACGGAAGAATTCCATGTGCGAATATCGTTGGGAATTCTGAAATCTGAGGATCTTCACAAAGAACTCTAGTCTCTCCATCCGACGTCTTAAATTGAATTGTCTTTCTGTTTAAAGGAAAATTCTCTCGTATCCCTTCAAGTACCCACATTATCAAAACAGGATTTGCATTAAGACATGAAATGATTTGGGGAATAAGTCCTCGAACAGCCTGAAGTGGATAAGATTCCATGTATTGAAGAAGATATTTTCGTTTCCGTCCTCTTTCAAAATATTGAGACTGGATATCTCGCATTACATTCTTATATTGCACAACTCGGTCTAAGATTCTATGTGTGAAAATCAGAAGATTTCTCGGATTTCCAAAATATTCCCGTATATTTTCTGTAAAATGAGGAATGGGAGTATAAGCTATCTCGGTCTCTTCACCTTTTTCTAAATGAATCATGTGAAATTCGATTTTTCCTCCCAACGTAATTTCTCGGATCTCCCAGAGCTCGTCCATTGAATCCACTCTTCTATCTCCCAGCACTCCTAATATGTATCGTGCTGGTATCCCTTCCCATAGTCGAGAAACATCAATGCTTTTCATTTCTATTCTTTCCTTCCTTTTCCCTGAGTTCTTGATTATATCGAAGCCATTGATAGAATATAAACTCTTGTGTCTCTTCCCAGTCCTTTCTTCTTAGTCTCATTTCTTCTTTTTTCTTCTTTATTATAATAATATTATTAATATAATTTAATTAATAAAGGATCCTACGTATTTTATACGTATAATATACGTTATGATCCCGATAGGAGAACTTTATACTTTAAAGTAAAGCTTCTCCTTAAACACGATAGGAATAATCTTGTGCTATTCTTTAGGAAATTTCGATAACCAAGTTAGATACACTGAATACGCGTGTCTTCCGAGATTATTCCAGAAGCACTCGTTAGCTTTGAATCGCAATATCTCATTTCCCAAGTCTTTTCGCGTTCCAGCCCCAAACACTTGAGGCTTGCCATTCCATTCCACTTTCAGAACATAATACTTTGGTGCGCCAAATACTTCTCGTGGATAGTCGCTTTCTAATTGTATGGTAATTTTGTATCTTCTTGGAGGAATAACTGTAATCCACTCCTTTCGTTTACAATCAAAGAACTCATTAGTTTCTAATTCTCTTTCAAATAACTTCTGAGGTTTAAAACTATGAAATGTTTTTCTCATTTACGTCAATCATGAACTCCTAAAATATGAACATATTATTAGAGGAGGAAATTAAGGACGTTAATCCTCCTCAAGTCCTTCAGATATTTCTATCTCTCCTCACCTCTTCTCTCCTCACCTTCTCTCTAAGTATAGCAAAAGTGCGAAAAGGGAGGTAAGAACGAATAATTTGATAAAGCTTTTCTGCATCGGAAGTAATCTCTTCGTCACTTGGACATAAGGTAGGAACTATCTCAATGATTACTTCTTCGCCAAGAGTCCTCGCTCCATGAATCTGCATCCTCATATCAATCCGTAGAAGTGCCCAAGAACTATGCTTTTGTTACCGCCCGCTCCTCTAACGATTTTGGTCTGTCCATCACTGTCCTCATACACAAACGCCCCGCCATTTTCCTTAACATAGTTCGTAGCTTCCTGCACATTCTTGAACTCCATCTGCTTCGCTATCTCTAAATACTCTTCTCCTCTCAAATACGTCCCTTGTATTCGCTTTTCTTTCATTACGTATTTACCCTTTCCTACTTTTTCTACGTCATATCCACCTCTATACCAGGACTGATACCAATTGTATTTCCAGTTTAAATCTGTGAATTTGCGATTCTTGTCTATGCGGAAATCACCGATGAGAATTGGCTTACGCCCATTAATAAGCAGCACGAACTTTGAATATCCTAACATGCTTTGGAATTCCTTTGATAGCATTAGCAACATTAACTGTCTTTCACTAAGCTTGAGAGATGATAAGAATTCTGCAAAATTAGCTGTATCGCTTAAATTTCGATTCATATATTCAAAGTGATGCAGGTGTCCTCTGTGAAATAGCACTGCTCGTTTACCCTTTTTTAGCTTTATTATGAATGGATGAGTGAGCTTTGGCTTTACGAATCCGCACGATGCCATTCGCCAGTGGCATACTGTTGTGTAGTCGCCCTGTATCTGATTAAGCGTCTCCCACGCTGTCTCTTCTTCCATCATACCCTTCAATACCTTCCACTCGCCGTCTTCACTGTATGCCAATCCAAACCCATCTGGGTTGTTATTCCAGATTTTCTCAAACTCGTCCCTTTCTACTTTTACACCCTCTTGCAAACAAGCAATTACACACATTTCTCTTTATTCCTCAAATAGATACTTTAAAATCCTCTTTAATGCTTCTTTTCTTCCTGCGATATATTCCTTTCGGAATCCCCAAGGAAGACCTAAGACTATTCGTTTATCTTTTTCCCATTTATGGAATCCATAAGCATCCAGCGGAATTAGTATCGCATCCAGAGTATTCTTGTAGATAACATCTCTCAGGAGTAAATTGTTTATGTATATTACATCATCTCCCCTAATGGAAGCAAGACCGATTACAAAGAGTTCTCTGTATCCCCGTTCTTCCAAAGCTGGCAGTGAAATTTTGAATGATTCGGTTGGTAAGTAATCGTCTCCGGGATTACATTTAACCTCAATCATTTTCTAAATAGACATTTAAGCGCTTGTGCTAACTTCTGTTTATCTCCTCCGATGCATTTATCTCTAAACTCAAAGGGAAGTCCGAGATATATTACATCTGTTTCATCCGTTTCTATCTCGAACACTCGACCATTAATAACGTTCTTTACTATCTTTCTCTTCCATCCTTTGGTTATTACTATATCGTCGCTGAAACTACCAAACATTTGTATTTCTTTGATTCCCTTTAGTCCGTGTATTCTGATATCAAACTCCTCTTTGGGTAGTCCTAAATATTCTCCACAATACGAGACCTTCATAATCGCTTCACCATTTTATCTTGAATCTCTTCAAACTTATCTGGATGTTTGATGAATCTCTTGATGAATAGAGTCAAAAGGAGTAGTTGTCTATACGTGGTTATTCTTGGTAAACGAAATTCTACGTCTCCCCGCTCTCCGGTCTTGAGATTAACGAAAAAATATCGATCGTCCGACTCATTCATGTGGCAGTAATCGTTTGGCAATCTGCCCCAAAGTCTTTCGTCTATACAAACATCACCTAAATGAGGTTGCACTTCTTCGAGCTTCCAATAATAAGTGCTTGGAATCGATCCAACATGAACGTGTGTCGAAACGATATAGCGTTTGAAATACTCTGAATAGATTTGCATGGGCGACCTTAGTGAAGTAATCAATGCTTGTCTTGACTGAAATATTGGAGACTTCCATTCAATATCACTGATAGTCCCATCTTCTGTGGGGATATATCCACGTGTCGCCAGTCTTGCAAACAGTGAACGTCTTATATCCTCATGTATCTCGAACGGCTTGCAGAACTCTAACTCTATTCCCCATGTAAAGTCTTCGTTTATTCTTTTCCCTTTACATATTTCGTTTCGCCAATCGTAAGGTCGTTTGATAAGATGCTGTTCACATATATAGCCATATCCTTTGATATAAGCTCTGGGCACTCCCTCTTTTCCACAAAGTCTACATTTCTTCGTATTAAAACCTCGTATTCCTAACATAGCACCACTCTCCCTTCCATAAACAATCTGTCCATTGGACTAAAGCTCTCTCTGATTTCGTATCCTGCCTCTTTATATAGCCTATACAACTCTTCAAACGACAGTCGAGGTTTTTCCAACTCTCCTTGCGGATTCCTGAATAGTGTCAAGTCGAGCCTTCGCAAATACAGGAATTCACCGATTTCCCTTCCTTTTTTCCACACTTTAAACTTTGCTATGTTTTTCATATCCTCTCTATCACCTCTAATAACCTAAAGCGTAATACAAATGAAAATGAGAAGAAGTCTACTCCCTCGTCTCCATTATAGGTATCCTCACTCCAATACCCTTCGCAGCTTCTCCCAACGCACATATCCCATTTCCTTCATTGCGTTATCAAGTGCGTCTATTACCTCTTCATTGCCCTCTAATTCGAGATTGACGTAGTCATCTATGAATTCTCCGTAGCGCTGAATTAAACGATTATATATCTCTTCTGCTCCTTCCCTAAATACCGTAAGCGTCCCGTCAGTTGCTGAGATAATTATTTCCTTTTCAATATCCTTTAGTTGCCCTTTCTCCTCTACGATACTCTTATTCGGTTTAATATACCTCAAAAACGTTTGCATTTTTCACCATCTCCATCCAAAACCTTGTCATCATTGAGTTGTAGATTGAAATAAACTCCCAATGGGAGCATCCAATCCAATCTCTTTTATCCTCTCTTTAATGGAAAGAATAAGGTCTTCACTGATTTCAATATGTTCCAAATAGAACGAACGATTATAAGCTTCTCTAAAAGAATAATCTCTGATTTCTGGATATTGATGATAGCGAGTTATGAACTTTGCTATACCTATTGCAACTTCATCAAGATTCATAATATCCCCTCCTCTGCAAAACTCGTGTAACCTTTACTGCTTATCACGATGAAATCCTCAAGTGGAATGCCTAATATCTCTCCTGATTGTTTTAGTTTCTTTGCAATTCTCTCATCCTCTTCGGTGGGAGTTGGATTGCCACTCGGATGGTTATGAATAACAATTATTGAAGAACTACCATTCAAGATAGCTTTCTTAAAGACTTCACGGGGATGAACAAGCGCTGTATCAATAGTGCCCATACTTACTAATTCCTTCTCTATCAGCTTGAGTCTGGTATTCAAGTGGAGCACCCAGACACACTCTCGGTCTATTTTAGCCTCACTTTGCATGAACCGATAGATTTTCTCTGGACTGTTTAGCTTCTCTTCGGTTGCTTCCTTTATCATCATAAATCTTAATCCCTTCTTTATTATGTAGTTCATCTCTACACCTCTATTTTACAGTGCTCTATGCTAAATTCTGGGATGCTTATTAGTTGCTTCTTCTTCATCAATCTTATAAGGTCTTCTCCAGTCCAATCTTCCGTTTTCTCATCAAGTTCTTCTATTGCTTCATCTACTGCTTCTTGCAGTTCGTCCTCGCTGAGATTACTAAAGAATTCGGTTTGCCAGACTACTTCTTCTCTCCAAACAAACTTCACTATCTTTAAATTTCTGTTTCGTTTCTTTTCAATCTCATCGAGTGTTTCTTCGTCCGGCTCTATAACAAGTTCTGCGTTGTTCTCCTCCACGTTTTTATAGGCTTGAGCAAAGTTCTCCGCTTCCACTATTCCGCTTACTCCTCCATCTCTATCTGCTAATAGATATAACATTTCCTCCACGCTTCCGTCCCGTTAAGAGGCGAAAGCTATATGGGAAAAAATATTAATGTTCAGTGTTTATTCTTTGACAATCTTCCATCCGGTCTCTAATAGTTCCATCAGCGAATATGAGGTATAAGGATCTTCATTGTTATCAACTGTAAATCCAACGTGATATCCCCAGTGTAAATATGCTCCGAACTTCAGTGTGCCTTTGTATTTGATTTGCCCACTGCCATCTTGAGCCACTAAGACATCTCCTATGTGATATTCTTGGGAATCTATCCTTACTCCATCCTTAACAAGTTCCACTTCCAAGTTCATCACCTCCTAACTTATCTTTTCCTCCACGCCTACGTCCTTAATATGGGCGATAGGCTATATGGGGAAGAAATACAAAAACAAAGGGAGTTTTAAAAAAACTCTTCGCAATTTTCTATCCTCATTCGTTTCCTCTGATAAGTTATGTAGATATCGGTGAAATGCGGTAAAAATATCATGCCGTTTTCGTGAGGCATTATCGAATTTCCCTGTTGTTTCTTCATCTCCATCACTTCCTAACTACTCTATGACTTTTATGATTTTCCATTTCTTCTCGTCTGCCATATTTACGAAATCTATTAGCGTAAAAATTCCGTTCCATTGTCCACTGAGAAACCAAGATGTTCGATATCGTAACATCCCTCTCCGTCTAAATATATTTTGAATTGCACTCGACCCATGAATCGGAGTTTTTCGTTCTCATCTCTCGCTTCAATGATTTCTCCAATTTTAAACGTTTGTCCATCAATCTCAACACCATTCTCTATCAATCTAATTTTCCTCATTTTCTCTCATCACCTTTTGATGTGTTTCAACCAATGCCAACCCCAAACAGGAGTTGTAGCGTGCCTATTCTGTATTCACAAAGGTTTATTCCTTATGACCTATTTTGTTAAGTTCTCCCCGAATCTTCTCTATCAGCCTTGATTCATCAAAGATTTCAACTCGTAATACTGGTTGACAATTATACTTTCTTTGGTGCGTCTTACACACATGCAATCTACACGGGAATTCGTCGTAATACTCCCACCAGCATCCACACTTCCACTCTAACCACTTTTCTATATCTTTCATCCTTCTGAAGATTTATGGTGTCTTATCCTTATTATATATTCTTATTAATTCAAATATTTTTGAACTTCTCTTTCTCGTCATATCCTGTGTATTCCCCCCTTCGCCTCCTTCCCTTTATAATATAATAAGATTTAATCTATCTCGATTTATTTATCGCTTGTGGTGGGAGGATGCTAAAAGCCGTCCGTTGTTCAATCTATCAATCTAAGCCTTCTCTTTGGGTTTTTCGCTTGTTCCGTCAATCTAAGAGAGTTTTTGAGAAGCTTCAATCTAAACATCAATCTAATAGGAATATAAGAGCACCAATCTAAAGTTATTTCAGAATCTCTTATCTTTCCTAATCTACGATATAGCATATAAGACCTGTGTTGTTGTTGTGGTGGTGGTTGTGGTGGTGGTAGTGGTCTGGAGGTATTGAGTATTTCCCATGATTTGCATATTTGGTTCACATTGAAATTTAAAGTTAAGCATGAAGGTTAATATAGGTTTAATGGTAAAATTTGCATATAACCCAAATACGGTGTGTTTAAGGCAAAATTTTAAAACCATCCTCCACCCAATAGGCGGAGGCTAAGGAGTTGTTGATTGCAAAAATTAAGAAAGGAGGGTTAATTTGCATTCCCTCCTATCCCTTGTAATTAAACCGTCTTGTTTTATGAGGGACATCTCACACTTTGGGATAAATCGGAGATATCCCAATTCTCCGTCTTTGTAGCGGATATATAGGCTCCCGGTTTCGGGAGATTTCGCGTTTGGTTTAACAACCAGTTTGCTCATCTTTGCATCTCCTTTGCTATTCTCTCTTCCAATATGTATATTCTCTTGATATCTCCGTGTTTTATAGCGTCCCTGCGTGCGTGTCTTAGAATTCTTAGATTCCTCTTAAATGTTATCTCTTCCATTGTTATCACCGAAAAAATAAATTAAGGGAGGTAATACCTCCCCTGCTCGTCTTGTGATATGATTCCCTCGCTTAACATGCTTCTTATTCTCGGATTTACCGATTGCTGGCTCCAGCTATAATCTTCACCCATTTCTGCTTCCTTGATTCCCTTGATTATCTCTACTTCTCTAAACTTCTCCCCTCTGTGCATCTGAAGGAATTTCAAGATAATTCCCTTCTTTCCTTCGGGGACTCTCCGTCTTCCCTGTCCTCTGTTCGGAGAGGGTAATCTTCCCTCTCCGGTAATCGACACTCTTAACCATCTTTCCAGCTCAGGATATTCTTTAAGATTCTCCTCTATGAACTCGTGAACGCTCTCTTTTATCCTCTCGAAAGCTTCCTTCGCTTTTTGTAACGCTTCTTTCCTCTTATGGTATTTCTTTTGTAACTCTTCCATCCTCTTAACCCTCTTCGTATCCTTCTTAAAAGCACTCCTTTGCACTGCTATCCTCCCGAACTTTGCGACTTCCTCCTTTTTCCTTATGAGGTCTGCGATAAGGGACCTGATTCCTTGTATCTCCTCCTCGTTCATAAAGGAGAGCATATCTTCGCTTATGTATCCTTGCATCTCCTTTGGGAGTATCTCCTTGTTATGCTCTACTACCTGCTTACCCGATATCTCTATCTCAGGTATCAATGTGTTACTATCTCCTCTCTTCTCTATCCGCATTACTCGCCCTCTTATCATCTCCGGGTGTTTACTCATCACCCGGTTGAGGGATTCCTCCGCGTTTCTCTTGCTGGAGAAGATAAATATCTTACCCTCCTTTTTAAGGGAGAGCCAGTTATCTTCTCCCTCTACTCCCTGCGATACCTGCACTACATATCTTTCTCTCTTCTCTTCCGTTACCTCTTCCTTCTTTGCTTGGCTTTCCTCCTTTTGTGGTAAGGAATCGCCACTCTCCTTACCCGCTTCCTTTTGTGGTGTGGTGTTTTTTGCCATCTCACACATCACCAATTAACCCTATATTTTAACCTATTTAAATACCTTTGCTTCATAACTAAATAGATTTCAATTGCATAAAGAATTCCACCCAATAAATCCCCACATTTGTGCATTTTCTTATTTGGTGATAAGGCGATCGAGGGATAAACACACCTATTCTTATCGCTCACGAGGGAAGGTCATAAGCATTAACACCAAACCCGTGTGAATTCATACCAAATTCGTATCACCAATTCATATCGCCCTCATCCCTTATGTCGCCTGTGTTATCTCTTTGCGAAAATTTATGTTTTGGCATAATCTCTCATAAGAACTACCATTAATTGTGTTATACGATAAGAATATCCCTGTCATCCCTCATATCATAAGGATGGTCCTCTCTTTCTTATCTCTTGCATATATTTATCCGATATGTTGTTACTCTTTATGCGTATCACGCTCACCTCTTGGAGTATTACACCATGTTACCTTCTGCCTCTTATGTGTTATCATATAAACCTGCCTCTTTGTGTTATCTTGTGTTATCTTCTTGCCCATTTGTGTTATCATAAAATTCCCTAAATTCGTGTTACATCATGTTATGCATCTTTACCTGAGTATTACACATTATGCTATTGCCATTCCCTTTGTGTTACACCTTATGCTTCCTTCATAAAAGAATGCTACATGTTATGCTCATTACCCTCTTAAGGTATCATCTATTACGCTTCAATACCACATGGAATATCACATCATGCTACATTTGCCTCCTTTAGTGTTACATATTGCATCATGCTTCACAAGGAATTCTTACCTGTTATGCCTTCTCCTCTTTTTAAGATATCACACATTATGTTCATCATCTCCTATCATGTTACCCTTTATATCATTTTCTTCCTATTGTGTTACTTGCTATACCATCCTCATTCTCATCGTGTTACACATTATGCCATAACCACCTCCTCCCGTGTTACCTCTTATGCGCCACACCCCTCTAAAATATCACAATGTGTTATGTTCTATCTCCATAAGTGTTACCCTGTGTTACATCCCTCCACAAAAGTGTTATCATAAATTTTATAAGAAAAGTGTTATCCCGTGTTACAAACCGGGAAAAATTTGTTATTCATGAAAACTTGGCATTAGCACACACCCACAGGGGGAGGGGAGGGTATCCCCGCTATATGTGTATCAAGTCGGGCGAAACATCGGACGACAACGCGGAACTCCCACGAGAAGGCTCGAATAAAATGCTCCGGGCAAGTTTCTCAGATCGGGACTGAACGCTCACTCCGTTCGGGCATCCTCTGCAGAGATTGAGCAGAACTCCTCTTAAAATCCTCCGTTTTCGAGACACTCTTTCACATTTACTGTAATCGCCTTATCGGAACAGAGCCTTCTCCTACCTTCATTTTGCCCTTCCTCCATTTTAAAAGTATATCGCTTTTGTTCCTCCATATGTATAGATAGAGGAAGTAAAATTACTAATTAATATTAGGACTAAAGTCCTTTAGTTATAAGCTAAGATCGATAGGAAGAATAAAAGTGCAAGCAATAGAATACGAGACCCAAAAGAATACTTCTTTATTTGTAGGTGTGATATTCTCACCCTCATTCCCCTATTGGCATATTGAAGCATGTCAGGCATTCCTAAATGCGAGGAAGCCTCAATTATGGATGCTTGATATCCAACGTTCTCATGGTATAGCAAGTGCACGAAATAATATAGTCCTTTCGTTTCTTAAAACGAACTATTCCCATCTCATGCTCCTCGACTCTGACGTCATTGTAGAGGAGGACACCATAGCTCGAATGCTTCAATTAGATGAGGACGTGGTGATTGCACATGTGCCACAAAAGCCTAACGGAGGTGTTCCGTGTGTTGAGCATTCCGAGCTTCCGTATGAAAGGGGCGCCCCAATTACTAAAGAAGATGATACCCGACCAGTAAAGCGTTTCATGCTTTGCTCGTTGGGATGTGTCCTCATAAAGAGGCATGTCTTTGAGAAGATGGAATTCCCATACTTCAGATACGCCTCTCAAGAATTCGATACTCTTCCTGATTGGTATAGAGTTTCTGAGGACTACTACTTCTTTGTGCAACTCGAGGAATTAGGCATCAAGCCTGTATTCCTTCCAACTGCAAAAGCTAAGCATATCATTAGTGCTGCATTAGAACCGAGCAAAGGACTGGTGAGCGTATGAAAATAGGAGTCATCACTTCGGTATTCCTTCCGCTCATAGACAATGCCTATAAATACTATGGCGGGATGGAAATCAGAACCCTCTCCCTAATAGAATACCTGAGTGCGAAGGGACATGAGGTGCACGTCTTTGCAACTAACGATTCCTCATTGAACATGAAGAATGTAATGCTTCATACAGGACACTTTCCGATTTGGGATGGTAAACGCTCGTCCTACGAAATGGAGAAAGATATAATTCAGAGTAACTTGGATGTCCTGAAGAGTTGTGATGCAGTCCTTGAGGATAATCACTTCCATTATTACAATTACCTCGCATCGAAAGAGGACTTTAAGCAAAATGTAGTGATGTCTTGGGACTTCTATCCTAACAACCTTAATGCACTCCCTCCGAAACCGAGAAACGTTGTGTGTGTCTCTAAGTATCTCCGCAATGCAATACGAGATAAGTTTGCTTCGGAAGGTCATAAAATTTACTATGCCTACTCGGGATTGAACCTGGATTACTACAAACCGTTCAATTATCACTCCTCCTTTGACGGACCAATTTTATTCCTAAGTAGATTTTCTAATATCAAAGGAGGACATATCTTCCTTCAGTTGGCTAAAGACTTCCCTCACGAAGACTTCCTTCTTCTTGGCGATGTTCTTTTCACAAACGAGCCTGCTTATGTATGGAAACTCAAACAAAAAGCTGATGAAATGAGGAATGTGCAAGTGATATTCAATGCCTCTTGGGATGAAAAGATTAAAGCTCTTCAGACCTGTAAGCTCTTAGTTCATCCATGTATAACTCCTGAGCCATTGGGACTGAATTGTCTTGAGGCTCAGTTCTTTGGGAAATACGTTGTTGGCTATGGTATGGGTGGTCTTTTAGAAACTGTTAAAGACAATAAAACAGGAGGACTTGTCTTTCCGAGCAATGACGCAGTAGCAAATTATGTTCAGTTGCGAGAAAAACTAAAAGCATTCCTATCGAGAGAACCAAATCCAGAAGCTTGCATGAGGAATGTTGTAATGAATTTCAACTTTAAGCAACTATCAGCTCCCGTATATGAAGCAATATTAGAAGGAGCTGACGAAGGAACGATTCATAAATTAGAGCGGAAACAAAATTCCAAAACGATATGAAAGAGAAACACAAAGTTCAGATATTGATTGACAGAGCTACTAAAAGCAGATTAATAGAAGCAAAGAATGCGCTTCGTAAGACTTGGGACGATTTCTTTCTCTACTTGTTAGAATTCTATATTGCTCATTCTGATGAGGACGATAGAGAATTAGAAAAGGCTGAGGCTATTCGGTATTGTTTGACTGATGCAGATACATCCACTCTCGCATATCACAGAGAGCAACTCACTAAGATTCTCACTGATTTAGAAAGAACTGTTGCACAAACTGAAGACCCAAAAGATAAAGCTGTGATAGCAGAGAAGATTGCCAGAATAAATACGTCTCTTAAAGACATTGCTGAAACTGATGCAGGAAGCAGGCTTCTTGAGGAAATAGGACGATTAAAGAAGAACCGTTTAAAAATATTAAAGAATATAGCACCAACTAAAACTGTGAAAGTTCATGAAGATAAAGAAAAGGTATCGAAAGCTGAGGACGAGAGGGGACATTAAGATTGAGGTCATTTGCGATTATTGTGGCAAGAAATTTGAGATACCAGAAAAGAATTACTTTGAGAAACTAAGAAAAGGCTCAAGATATTTCTTTTGTTGCTCAAAGTGCCTATCCCGAGCTCGTGCAGAAAACCTCTTCTCGAAGAACCCTCCTACGAATATTCCTGACGAACTCAAGAAGCCAAAAGAAATAGAGGTTTCACTCTTACCAGAGGATATGCGCGGGCGTTGTTACTACTGTGCAAGGAAAATACCTAAATCGAAAATATTCTGTGAAAAACACGCAACTGAAGAGCATCTTGCAATATTTGAAGCGACTCAAGAGCTTCCTCTTCACCCACGAGGTTGGTGGTCATACGAGATTATTAAGGACTGGCTCGGAGGCGAGAAGAAAATACTTCTTCGTGGACCAGCTGGAATGGGAAAGTCAATTCTCGAAGATATTATTGCCTACATGAACCTTACATTGTTTGACAATTCCTTCACTCTTATAGGTTCTATTTCAATGCCCATTGCGGTGCAACACATAGATAGAATACGACAGTGGGTTAATAACTCTCCCTTTCGCTCTCTTATAGTTTATGACAGTAAAGAGCAAATTAAGCTCAAGACAGGTTCACGAGTATTAGCAATAGCACAAAACGAAAAGACACGTGGTGGTTATCATCCAGATCTTGTTTTGTTAGATGAGCTCGCTCGTATACGACCTTCTGCTTATTACGGATTATTTTATCAGATGGGGAAATCGAAAGGTGCAACTGAAATAGGTGTCTCAACCCCATTTGGAGCCTCGGGCGTCTTTATGTCACTATGGTATTCAGGAACAGCAAGAACTCACTCAGTAAAGCTCGAAGACTGTTGGTTTATCACTTCTCAAATGATAGAAGACGCAAAGAAAGCTATGTCTCCCTCATATTTTGACCAAGTGTTCAAAGCTGAATTCGTTGCAAACTCCAATAGGGTCATACCAGATGAGCAACTCCTAAATGCAATTACCGATAGCAGGTCGAGCTCGAAAAAAGACCTCATTATGGGATTAGACTTCGGACGAAAAAGAGACCATACTGCACTGGTTATACTTGACCAGCGAGGTAATGTGATATACACAGAAATACTTCCACTTAATATTAGTTGGAGAGAACAATACAGCATAATTCGTGATAGGGTGAGAAAGTTTGACCCGATTACGATATATGCAGACCAAACAGCAATAGGAGACCCGATATTAGAGGAGTTGTCAGACCTTCCTATCGAGCCTGTATTAATGTCTAATGACAGACTAAAGAAAAAGGTTATTGATAATTTAGTTTTAAGTTTTGCTTATAACTCTATACGTATTCCTAAAGACGAGCAAGAGTTGATAGACCAACTCAGTGCTTTTGTTTATTTGGATGATAAGATGATGAAGTGTGGTCCCGAAGGTGGAGCACATGATGACCTCGTAGATGCACTCGCTCTTGCTTCTTTAGGACTTGAACGACATGTGGAATATGAAGAACATACGGATATTTGGGGAGCGGTTGGTGGAGAAAAGCCGCTCGATACAGAAGAAAGTCCGTGGCGTATTGTGTGGTAGTCTTCCTACCGACCCATGGCAGATAAATAAAAGAGACGAGGATACGGATTCCGAGAAGAAGATTACGACTCACTCATTGATGGAAGGTGGACCATCACGAGATGATTGGGATTTATATTTATCAAGCCCTCCTGCATTTGCAGCAGTAGAAGCTATAACGTTTGCTGTTCTCTCGCCTGGATTTGAAATCCAAAGTGATGACACGAAAATAGTTGAAAGATACACAAGACGTTTTGATAAGGTTTATCCTAAGTTATATTCAGTGTTGAGAAACGCTTTGGTGTTTGGAGATAGCTTCTCAAAGATAATATTCGGAAGAGATAATCACTTCACGGATTTAGAGGTGTTATTCCCACCTAACATACAGATTCAAAACGGTGATTACTTCTTATACGAACTTGGTAAGCTTACACGCTTAAAGAATGTTTGGCAGTTCCAAACTATGTCCCGTTCGGACTCGCCCTATGGCATCTCACTTATAGGAGTAGCAAAGCAACCACTAAAATGGAAAAAGGAAATAGATGAGAGCGTCCATGAGGGCATTATAAGACACGGCTTTGCTAAATATCATATTCAGTGTCTTCCTGATAACAGAGGACTTTATCCTGATGACACAAAGCTTCGAGAATTAGAACGAGAATTTAGAAAGATTCATGTGGGACACGAATTTGTGAGCACAGATAAAGTCAAGATAACTCCAATAGATACCTCAGGCTTCCCTGCTCTCTTAGAATATCTGCAATATTATACAAGCCTTGCTGCAACCGGCTTAATGGTTCCAGCCGAGACTCTTGGACAAGGTATAGCGACTTCCCAATATGCAACCGCTAAGGTAAGAATGGAGTTCTTCTTAAAGAATACTGTGCCATACTTTCAGAGAGTCCTCGAGTGTTCAATTAATGATAACCTCATGGGTGAAAAAGCCGAAGGTGCTATATTTAAACTGAAAGAGCCAAAAGAAATCTCCTATAAAACAGGATGATACACGACTCGTTCATTCCGCTTGGGAGAGAGAAAAAGGATATTTTTCACGATAGGATTTTGGTGGAGAGTGGAGACCTTCTTTACGATTCAACTTCTCAAGGTGTTCCCATTTATATTCCTCCAAGCGTCCTCAAGAATGCTCACATACCTAAACGGCTCCCATTCCAAATTTATCACAATGGTAAAGAGGTGGGTGAAGTTAAAAATGTTCATTGGGACGGCAAGGCGCTTCGTGGCGACATTATTGTTTATCCTCAGCATAATAAAGAAGTCCTCCGAGAACTCATGAGGGGTAATCACGGATTGTCTGTACGTTTCTCTTCTTTGGATGAGGACTTTAATACCTATACTCTTATTCGGAATATGTCGCTGGAGCATGTGGCGTTAGTCCCCACTCCAGCATCACCATCTGCACAACTAGCATGAGATTTCTATGGAAAGAATTAGGAGATGAAAGATGGGTGAATTAGCAGATTGTCTGCGTAAATGTGTCGAAGCACGCACTCATGAACTCGCTGTGTCTGAAGACTTACAGCGATTGACTCAAAAAGCCTATTATAACGCTGTTGTGAAGGGTGCTAAACGAAAGGAATTGTTCCGACGGATATTGCCCGTAGCGAAGGTCAATTCCTATCGAATGAAGATTGTTACTTCTGATGCAGATGGTTATGCTTCTAAGAAAGCACTTAAAGCAGAAGTTCTCTATATGCATCCAAAATACACAAGCTCTGATGTGGTGATAGAGCGCGTGTGGACAGTTCCCCTTGCACCTAAGGAGTTGATTGAAGACGGTGAATTTGATATTATTGAGAATGAAGTGCAAATAGCTGGTGAACAATTAGAGAACACTCTTAACCAAGACGCCCTCTCTACTCTTATAGATAATGCTGGAAATGAAGAAACGGCTGCCGCAGATTTCTCAGATGTTCTATCTAAAACAGCAAGTGCATTAGCTGATATTGGAGATTCAGATTTCGTTCCTACGCATATAATAGCGTGTCCGACATTTTATTTCTCTTTCATGCAAAAGACACGACAGCCTTTCATAAAGGGATTAGATTTAAGGCTGCTTTCCATCACTTCTAATGACACAAAAACTTGGGGATGGACATCTTCAGGTGATGTCGGAGCCGTGGTAATAGACGCTTCAACAGCAGCATTGATATTAATGCGGGAAGATATCACAGTAAAACACTTCTCAGAACCATTGGCAGATTTAAGAGGTGCAATAGTCTCTATGAAATACAAGGTAGCGATTCGGAAGCCTAAAGCTATTTGTATAATTAAGCGTGCTTAAATGTCCTTAAAGATAACATTTCTTGGAGTTAATGCAGAAGAAAAAGGACATTCGTGTATATTAGTTGAGTCTCGGAACACGAGAGTCCTACTTGAACCCACTCAGCGAGTCCCTAATATAGATGCGGTTATTATAACGGATATAGACAAGGATGAATATAGCGAGTGGAAATATTATGCCGAGCAAGATATTCCAATTTATTCAGTAGCTGCTATTAAGCGATGGGCTGAAGACATTGAATTGCGAGACCACATTAATGTCATAGGTCATAAGTTCTCAGTAAAAGACTTGCGCTTTTTATGGCTCAAGGCGAATGTAGCTCCTCATGAACCAGCGGGTGGGGTGCGAATTCCAGCTTATGATGTTGATATCGTTCCTGAGCTTCCAAGTTACATTCCACAAGCATTGATAAAGGCGTTTGGACTGCCACCATCGCATATCATAGTCGGAATAGGCTCCTATAAGAAGGCAGACCATAAAATTTCATTTGAAGATTTTCTTGCTCAACTCGAAAGAGCTCGAAGTGGCAAAGAGAAGGGGCTCTTATCCATCACATTAACGAACTTCAGAAAAGACTTAAAAGAACATAAGAATGAAGTCCTTAGACGATTGAAAGAACGGTGGGATGTTCCTATCTTTTGGGCAGAGAAGGGCATGACTCTCGAATTCTCAAAGAATGGACAGGTTGAAAGGATAGATGGCTCTTCTTCCAGTGAATTAGAGAAGCTTCATCTCAAGGAATTCCTCTCAAAAGGAATAGACTATGATATTAAGCACGTTAAGACGAGATGGAAGGAATGCATTGCAGATTTAAGATACTTAGCTAATAGTGCTGTTCCCCGCTTAAAAGCAGGAAAGAAGTGGGGTGAATGGACTCTTGACGCTTGTTATAAATATTTTGCAGCTTTAGTAGACGCTCTACGCAGTGTATACTTCGCACTTGTTCCCCCAACTCAACCGAAGTTATATAAGTTAGAGCATCCATATAAAGATCCTAAAGAAGCACTCAAGACTTCCTTTTGGCAAACATATCTTCAAGCTAAGAAGTATATGAAGTCCAACCCTCCTAAAGATGAAAAGGAACTAAAAGAGTGGAACAAGAAGCGAGCAAAAATAATAAGCGCATCTGAAGAAAAGAAGAATATGAAAGTCGGATACCTCAGTAAGGCAAAACCGTATTTACGATTCTTCCTCCCAACTGTTCATGAAGATATTGAGAGTGTTGGATGGGACGAAAAAGAGCTTCTTCTTGACGTAAAAGCTGATGGCTTGCGCATTACGCTATGGAAATCCAATGGGAAAGGATACGTATTCGTAGATCCAGAAGAGCTTAAGCATAAATCACCGTTAATTAATAAATACATTCCCCAGATAGTGAGAGAAATTGAGCAAATCCTTCCAAATAATACCGCTTTGGATGGTGAATTGTATGCAGCCAAAGGCAAAGAGGCTCTGCATAGAACTGTCATTAATGGAATCATAAATACAAAACTTCCTCCCGAAAAGTTTACTCCTTATGCCTATGCATTTGCGTTTGATGTCCTCATTTTTAAAGGAAGTGATGTAAGAGACAAACCTCTCGAAGAAAGGCTAAAATTACTTCAAACGCTGAAATCCTCTTCTCATGTTAAAATAGAAAAGCCCTCTAAAGTCGTAGTACCGGGTCATTCGGGATATGTGGTTAAAGGAAATAATAAGAGCGCAATAGACAAAGCCATTCACCTAATAGAAACTTCAAAACATAATTTGCATAAGGGTGTTCAAGAAGGCATCATGATTAAGACACTAGACCATCCGTATGAGCATCCAACGAATCATGGTTGGGCAAAATGCAAATTATGGCATGAGGTTGATACTGTTGTGCTGGACAAAAAATTAGTAAAAGGTCAAACGGATGTGTGGAATTATCATTTAGGAATCGAGATACCAGCCGAGTATGCCAAGATGATGCTCGATGATACGAATGCTTATAAACGAGTGCGATGTTTATACGAAGGTCATTTATATAAAAAGAAGGAATGTCAAGATTATTTAGACAGAAAAGGTGTTCGATTCTTCATGGAATACGGAAAATCTGATAACACGAAGATTAAATGTGATACTGGAGATGTTCTCCGAGTATCGTCAGAGGAAGTCCTGTATAACGAGAATGAAACTCATCCAGAATTCCCCTTCTATACTGGGTATATAAACAGAGCGATGGAAGCAGTACCTGAACGGAAAACCTCAGATAGCTTAGTAGTGTTACATCGTCTTGCCATGCTTGAGCCTAAACGGATTCCATTAGAAGTATTAGCGAAATGGAAGGAAGGAATTCCTTCTGAAGCTGCTAAATATGCAGAATATATTAAGTCTCTTTCTACTTCAAGACTTATCCAATTTTATAATGCATTAAGAAAAGTTCAAAGCGAAAATGGGACCAATTAATGTTCACAACTTAGAAATATTGAAGGAGTTAGCAGAGTCTGAACTCAATTATCGTCATGCTAAGACTCTTCATATCCCTAATAGGGGAATGTATTTACCCGTTCCTCACGCCAAATTGATATTCAATAAACACAAGACGGTTATTCTTAAGGATAGAAAATTTAACATCACTGGCATTCCTTTCCTATATTGTGATTCAACCTATGCGTATGGTGTATTAGAGCTTGGTAAGCCAAAAGAGATTAAAAACGAAGGACAGTTCAAAGCAACACAAAAATATCATAGAGTGACTGAAGCGGAATTTAAGAAGTGGCACTGGGATTTCCCACTCTACGCGTATCCTGTAAAGGAGGTGCGTAACTTTAAAGAGCCTATAAGAATTAACCTCCCCACGGGTGTGCAGAATTTCTTTAGGAATCCAATAGGGTATTTAGAGACTGGTGAATATCCATTTACAGCAAAGCACAGTCTCAACTTGCCGTATCCCATAGAAGTGGCTTGTTCAAATTGTGGAAATTGGATTTACGTTCCTCACACACCTTTGCCTTCTCAGTGTCCTCATTGTGGTGCTACTCTTGTAGAAACAGAAGAAACAAAATCCCGTATGATTCCTCTTCCTAAAGAAGAATACGAACGAATATATAAAGACTATCCCAATAGACCTCTTCCGAAGAAATACTATAAAGACCAAAGAGGAGGAGTTGCTTGGTGCTTGTCCTCTCCAAAGACCAAAATACTGACTAAAGAAGGCTGGAAACCTTGGTACGCAGTTCAAGTTGGTGATGAAGTCATCACGCATCGTGGAAGATACAAAAAGGTAACACGAAAAGATGTATTCGAGAATGTGCTTAAGTGGGTAAAAGTTGAGTTCCAATTTGATGGCGTCGAGAAACTCAAATATAGCACGAGAGTTACTGAAAATCATCCCTTCCTAACGAAAGAGGGTTGGAAGGAAGCTAAAGACCTTAAAGTTGGTGATAAAGTCCTCTCGAAGACTCCAAAACGATGCCTCAATTGTGGAGCACCTATTCCTCATTCTTGGATGGAGAAAGTGGATTTCCTCTTTTGTAGCGATAAGTGTTTCCGAGAATATGAATGGACGGAAGAAAGCTTAGACACCTCTTATATTGATAAGAAAGTATATGATAATCCATTCGTTGATATCTATGTAACGGTTACTAAAGTAGAGCCGATTGTATTCCCAAAGGATAAATTTTATTTGTCCACGCGTGCTTACTCAATAGAAGTTGAAGATGATCATTCCTACATGATACCTTTAGCGTTCTCTCACAATTCTCAATGGCACATAAGAGGCATTAAGCCAGAAGACAAGGAGGCTTATGACAAGGGAAAGATATCCTTTGAAGAAATGATTCTTCATCACAGCCTTCATCAAGATTTGAGATGGACGTTGAATGGAGTTTCTGTCCTTCCTCAATGCACTATTACAGAAAGCGATATGGAATCGTATGTAAGAGGTATGCTTGGACAACTTAATCCAGAGCAAAAGGGTCCCGCTAATGTTCAAAAAGTCAAGGTTATTCCTAAAGTTGAGATTGCTAAGCCTACAATGCCGAAGTCAAAAATGAAGGAGTTCCTTATAGACGAAAAGGGAGCTAAGCTTATTAATAAGATAATAATTCACGAGACCTCTTACTGGATTTCCCCTGGGGAAGTGGGATGCGTTTCAGCAAATACTCTCGTCTTAACAGATCACGGATACGAATACATAAAACATCTTCAGCCGGGAGATTTGGTTTATACTCACAAAGGACGATTTAAGCGAGTGCTTCGTGTTATTAGGAAAGAAAAACAGAACTGGTGTTATAAACTCTCGCCTTATAAAGGTTTCCCAGTAAACTTTACGAATCACAAAATATTCATCAACGAAAACGAACTTAAGGATATTGCTTCATTTACTCGAGATGATAGATTATACCTCGCAAAGCCAGAAATTGAAGAAATTGCGCCTAATGATTTGGAGCTGGAGATCCCTCCTGGATATGAAAAGAGGGTTAAATGGGATGAAGATTTAGCAAAATGGATAGGCTATTTTGTAGGAGATGGTTCAATTGAGAATGTTGATAAAGGAGCTATAAGCTTCTCTTGTGCATCGAGAAGCGAAGCAGAGAAATATGCAAAATTGTCAAGAAAACTATTTGGAGCTGATGTTCATATTTATCCAAGACGAAATCATCACAAACCAAAAACAGATAGTTATATCTCCTACTGGGATGTTGAGTTCAAAGATAGAGGATTGGCGAGATGGCTAAGTGCAAATTGTTATTATCATCCAGAGTGGAAGAAAGAGCGACACAAATTTAAGATATTTCCCCGTGAAGCTATATATCATCCGTTGCGATTGCTTAGAAAATATATTGATGGTTTTAAAGAAGCTGATGGCTGGGATACAGAACATTCAGCTTACATAGGGAACTCTTCTCGATACGCTATCGGTCAAGCATTCTTTATGTTGCTACGATTAGGTAAAGAACCAAACATTCGCATTAGCAGTCGTCCAAAAACTACTCAATACTATACTCTTTCATGGATTGAAAACAGACAAACGCACAAGAAAGGAACTCCTTCAGAACATGGTTATTCTCTACCTATTAGAGCATTTGAAAGGAAAAACAATGCAACTATTACTCAGTATGATCTTACAGTAGAGGATGACCATTCATACACAGTATCCAACTTTCATATTTCAAATTCTCTTCCCTACACTTGGGCTTATATGGGAACTATATGGACGGGAAGAGTAGAGACTGCGACGGAGAGAGGAGATTATCATGAGCTCTTCTTTTATCCTGATAAAGACTTACCAGAGCCCAATAAGAAGTTCTTTGACGGACGATTCATATTAAGAGCCTTCAAAGGTGAAGCAGCACGAGGAGGCAAGACATGGTGGATGTGGAAGTCCACAAAGAATCCGTATCCACAAAATCCCTGGTGCTATTGTGATCAAGGTGAACATGAGATTCTTCCTCTTGATAAAATAAAGCATTGGGGTCATGAAGATTATCCTGAATGGAAAACAAGAAAAGATGAATGCTAATACTCATGAATATTTAAAATTAAAAGGTGATGGAGAAAGATATGGCAGATTATCATGTACTGACTGTATCACCTGATAAGAAGACTGTAACAGTCGTATTCCGCATCCCTGTACCCGATGAGATTAACCAAGCTGGTAAGAACTATCGCACCGCATTAGTTGAAAAACTCACACACGAATCACCCTCAGGCACAATCAAAAGTAAATCGTCTTTCTCCACTTCAGAAGAGCTCACTCAGGTGCAGAACGGTGAGGTTTATGAACTGCTAACTTCCGTGCGATTCAGTTCGCTTTCGCTCACCAATGCACAGAGGCGTGATGAACTGGATGCAAAATTCAATGAACTTAAAACTAAAGCTCTCGCCCAACTGAAGACCGAACTGGAATGGTGGGGCTATAAGCGAGATGTCACGACATGAAGGAGGTGATGGAATATGTCAGAATTGAGATGGACTGCGTATGGATCGCTTGTAACCTATCTGAGCTCGGAACTTGATGGCTTAGCAAATGACAGTAATAAACTCGGCTCAGCAATTGACTTTACAGCTGCTGGTGCAGACCGCAAACTGTATATGGATGTCGAGATATATCTTAACACGGTTGACCTCAGTGCGCAGACCAACCCAGCAATTCACATCTGGTTGCTTGCGAGGACAGATGGCACGAACTTTGAGGATGGTTCTGATACAGTTACGCCTGCAAGAGCACCCGACAAAATCGTGCCACTACGTGAAGTGAATGATGCACAGCGTGTGTTCGCAAGGTTTTTGCTCACAACACCTGACCAAGGTAAACTGCTTATCAAGAACAAAACAGGTGTAGCTCTCGCATCCAGCGGAAACACTGTGAAATATAGACTATACTCTCAGGAAATAGTATGATTCATTCTCACTATCGTGCAGGATTGTGGCATCCGTATGAGAAGCCGATGTATGGTGTGCTTCTCAATCCATATCATCCACTCGCCCAAGGGCTTGTCGGCTGCTGGCTGTTCAATGAAGGTGGTGGCAATACCACCTTCGATTTGAGCGGTTATGGTAATCATGGCACGCTTGGAGCCGGCACAGCGGCTTACTGTCCCACTTGGACAACAGGAAAATTCGGTTCTGCTTTGGACTTTGATGGAAGCGATGATTATGTGGATTGTGGAGATGATGCAAGCATATCCAATATCACCGAATCAGTCACTGTCGCAGCATGGATACGAAAAGATACCAGTGGAACGGTAAAATATTTCGTTCATAAAGGAGGGCAATCAGGTACATACTTAGACTATGGAATCGCCATTTCAAGTGATGAATATCCATTTTTTGGCGCTGCTGCAACGACAGGTTCTATCATTACAGCTCGCTATGACTCTTCTTTCATATTTCCTTTGAATGAATGGACTCATTTTGTAGGCACTTTTGATGGCTCTACTTACAGATTGTTTATCAACGGTTCGGAATTATCATTAACATCTGGAGCAATAGGTAATTCTACAAGCTCAAATTTATATATTGGGTGGAGGTATGATACCGCACAGTATCATGAAGGTGCTATTGCTCAAGTTCTCATTTACTCCAGAGCTTTAAGTGCTGAGGAAATCTGGCAATTATACACTGATCCATTTTGCATGTTCTATCACCCGCTGGAAGTGGAACTGTTGCCTTCTACTGTTCCCGGTGTTGTGAGTTGTCTCGATAATTTGGGAGGGGTAGCGTCTTCCCTCTCTTCGCTTTCTTTAACATGTCAAAGTAGTGATAGCATTGGGAGTATTGATAGTGAATTATCTCGCCTCTCACTCTATCCAGCTTTGGTTGATGAGCTTCATTCTAAAGACGCATCAATTTCCAATATTACGTTTGGAAGAACTATTCTTGATATCCTCTCATGCCAGGACACTTCCTCTCTATTAAAGGGTATCATAGCCTCTGCGACTGCCTTGTTGAGCACGCAAGATTTAAACGAGGTTCGCTTAACTCTCTCATCTTCAAGTATAGATATTGTTAAAGGGAAGGACAATTCCACTGTTAATGTAACTTTTCATCTGAGTGGAGACGATATTCTTGGAGGTTCAGACTTCACTTCCATAAATTTGCAAGCCATTCTCAATGCATTAGACTCACTCAAGATTAGTGATAGTAGCCTATCCGCTGTCGTTGCAGAGGTTTTAGCATCTGCTTCTGATATTCTCGCTACTTCTGATTATAATGAAGTTCGTTTGGAATTCCTGCACTCGGTAATAGACATTGTTAAATCAGAGGACAGTTCCTCTCCCACTATTTCGTTTCAATTGAATAGCGCTGATGTACTTCAAGGCTTTGATATTCTTACGGCTAACCTCCAAGCTTTTCTCAGTGCTATCTCAAAATTCAAAAGTAGTGATGAACCTCCTCCCTGTGTGACCATACTCGGGATACCAATTAAGATATTTAAAGCTCAAGGAAAAGTCTTGGTGTTCAAAGCGAGTAAGAAAGAATTAACGTTTGTAGCAAAATAACTCTAAATTAAACTAAGGTGTAGGAATATGAGTGGGAGGATAGGAATAGGTGGTGTGTTTGAAGTTGAATGTTATGATGCGAAGGGAAAGCTTAAGTGGAGAGATGACGCACACAACATGTGGGTTCAAGAAGGCAGGGATTACATACTGAATGTGATATTTAAGAACGGGACCCGAGATGACCCATTGTATGTAGGACTCTTTGAACAGGATACTCCAGCGGATGATTGGACAGCTGCAAATAATGGAACAACGTGGCACGAGAACACGAGTTATTCAGAGTCCTATCGTCAAGAATTCGTAGATGGTGCCATAAACGGTAGCACAACTCGACAGCTCGATAACGATGCGAGTAAAGCTACATTTAGTATAACTGCGAGTGCAACGTTAAAGGGTGCATTCCTCTCGAACGAGAGTTCAAAAGGAGCAACAACGGGTACATTGCTGTGTGCGGCAGCATTCCAGGAAGGAGATAGAAACGTAGCTAATGGTGATACTGTAAATGTTAAATATACAGTTGGTTGTCAGAATGCTTAAACGAAATGGTGTTAGTTCCCGATAGATGTTATAAACAACCGAATGAGAGGGAGTATCTTCAGATAGATTTCTCTTCTCGATTGGGGTCAGGCGAGACTGTCTCAGCGATTAAGAAGTGCAAGTGTTATGACTCAGACGGTAACGATGTAACAAGTGAAATAATTGAAGACCCTACTCATGATGGAACCTCTCTAAAGTTTTGGTTCAAAGATGGGACATCGGGAAATCGTTATAACTTAACTGTAAGAGTGGAGACAAGCACAGGCGCTATCTTGGAGGAAGATTTAACCTTGATAGTGGAGGAGATAGCACATGATTGACGTCAGAGAATTCCTATCCACTTATACAGAGGTGCATTCTTTTATAATGGGAATTTATGCGGGTCTCACAGAGTGGCGAGGCATAGATTCCCAAATATTGAGCAATCCAGATGTTCAGGCAGAGCTTCACTACTGCTATGGAGGCTACATATTAGGTACTCTACTTAGATGGGGAATAATTCTTATGATGGGCTATAAATTCTTTGGATAATTCTTCTAATAAGCTAAGGAGAGCAACATGCATTTTTCAATAATAGTTGCAACAAACAGAGGACCCGAAGTTCTTCAATATTTATTTCTCAATACTCATAAAGAAAGTGAGCTTATCATTGTAGATTCACATTATAACGAAGAGACAAAGCGATGGTTAAGTGAGCAACGAGGCTATTCTTCAATAGTTTATGCGCCATGCAAACGCTCACCATATAATTGGCAAAGAGACTTTTCACAGTCTCTCAATACAGCATTATGCCTTGCTGAGCATGAATACATTATCCGTGCAGATGATTACATAGAATTCAAGGAGGACTTCTTTGACGTTGCAGAGCGAGATGTTAAGACCTTCCCTAAGAAGACTCTTATAATAGGACAAAAAGCACAGGAGTATAATGGCGAAGAGAAGTTCATCGACTATATGTCTCAACGTGGAATAGGAGGTCGGTATAGATATGTCAATGTTGAGAATCCAGCTTTCACTTTCTCCTTTGGAGTTGCTCCACTCCAGTTGTTCCTTGATCTCAACGGTTACGACGAGCGATACGACATGGGGTATGGATTTGAGGACAGAGACTTTCTACACAGAGCATTAAAAGCTGGATACGTCGCCATACTTGATAAGCTTCTCATGGGATATGGACATGCTCATAAGCCTCATAAATCCATCATTTCACTGCCACAGATAATTTACGATATAACATTCACGGAAATAGAGTGTGGAAAAGTATGGGCATATAATCCATATAAACTTATAGACAAAAGAGCGGAAATGCTGGAGGAAAGGGACAAATGGATAGTCAAATAAAGATGATTCAAATACAAACTACAAGCAGATGTTCGGGACGGTGCATTATGTGCCCATATAGACATAGCTGGCTAAAAGATGCTCATGGTTATATGAGCGATGATGATTTCATCCACGTCTTAGAGGAGATCAAGTCCTATCTCGGTGATTATCGAGAGAAGCTTCCTCTCTATCTCATGAATGACCCTCTCACCGATAAGAAGCTAATCGAACGCATTCATTTAGTTTATCGATACTTCCCCGGTTGCAAGCTTGAACTCTCTACTAATGGATTGCTTCTTACTGACAAAATCTCCAAAGCGATGATTGATGCTGTTATTCAACACACGAGCGAGGATACTTTTGAACTTTGGATTTCTCTGCATGGCGTAAATAAGCAAACTTGGGAATTTCTTAATGGTCTTTACGGGAAATACGAAAGGACGATTACTAATATTATTAACTTCTTGAGGATAAATAACGGGCGTCTTAAAGTATTCATAAATTCCGTTGGTGGTGCTTCACGAGATGGCTCAATGTTCTTCTATTCCAAAGAAAGATGGGAACGATTTGTGCGAGGTCTTCTTAGCATCAATAAAGTCCCAATGCAGAATGTCTATCTACGCTATTTCACATTTCACAACCGAGCTGGAAACGTCAGATTAGGGCACTGGGATGGCAGGGAGTTTTATCGAGAAATAGGTCCTGAGTATCCCTTTAGTTGCTGGAGATTTACGAGTGCGATTCATATTCTTTACGAGCTTTCCATCCCGCTCTGTTGCATGGATTACAATAAGGAAGTAGTTCTTGGAAACCTCAAAGAACAGTCATTAAAGGAAATATGGGAAGGTGAAACTCGTAAGAAGATAGTAGAGATGGCAGGTGGTAAGAGACCGTCTCCCAAAGACTTTATATGCAAAAGGTGCATATCTCCGGGCGGGTGAGCATCATGGAGAACATAACCGCAATAGTTAAAGGCTTCATGCGTCCTGAAAAATTCGAGAATTGTTTGAGATGCATAATAGCTGCCGGCGTAAAGAAAATCATAGCTTCGTTTGATGGACCCGAAGAATATCTTGAAGCACACAAAAACATAGTAGGCAGACTTCAACGGGATGTTAGCATTCGTTTCTTAGAGCTTCCTTTTAATATAGGACTTTCAGCTGCTCGCAATAGAATGATTGAAAAAGTAAACACTGATTATATTCTTATGGTTGATGACGATAATTATGTCCCTCCATTCACTCTTGCAATGATGAAAGCGTTTCACTACATTCCTAACGAGATTGGCGGGATAGCAATGGGATGGTTACCCATAAACTCACCATTCCCTCAGATGGATGCGTTTGACATTGAAATAATAAACGGTTATTTCTTTCGACGTCTTTCTAATAAGAAATACGTCTTAGCCATAGACGGGATGACATACATGTATCCTTTTGATTTCGTGCCCAACCAAATAATATTTAAGAAGGCTCTCTTTAATGATGTTCAGTATGATGAGCACTATGTCATAAACAGAGAACATGAGGACTTCTTTCTTACCTGCAAACTAAAAACTAATTGGAGATTTGCTGTGTGCACTTCAATTTATTCCATACATGACCCCGGGAAAGACTCTGAATATTCAAAGTTCAGATTCGGTAAGGAGCACGATGAAGCCATCGAATACTTCCTAAAGAAATGGAATTTGAAAGGCATAGCGCCACAGAGATACGGTCCCGATTATATCTCACTGCTATACGATGGTCCTTGGCAGTTTGGAGGAATGCAAGAGAAGAACACTTATTTAGAATGGAAATTAAAGCATAAGATGTTAGGAGAGCAAGACGTATGGCACAACGTTTAAAGTTAGAGAAGGGCAACTTCTATATCATCTTAGATGCATGTCGTTATGACGTATTTGCTTCAGTCATTTACGATTATCTTGATGGCGAGTTAGAAGAGCGAGACAGTAGAGCTTGTAACACTTCTCAGTTTTATCAGAATTCTAACATTAGGGAGTTTAGAGTTGCATCCTTTAATCCAACTGGAAAGTTCCTTCATCATCCTAATTTCGTAATGCTTCCTTCACTATACTGCGAAGATAACCTTGATGATCTTATTGCACAGAAATTCACGTGTGAAGTCCTCCACCTCATACCACCGCACATGCCTCCTCAAGACTCAAAATATTGGAAGCTCTGGTTTGATACTGTGCAAGAGTATGCAGAGCAGAGAAACAAAGAAAAACCTGTTGTTTTAGGTCGTTGCAATGTGGAAGCTTACTTCTATTCACAATTGGGCAGAAAGAAATCACTTAAGATTTACGAAGAGAACCTTCGTTTTGCATTAAGAGCAATTGCTGAGCGATTAGACAAACTCCCACGTCCTCTGATATTAATAGCGGATCATGGTGAGCTCTTTGGGGAATACGGATGTTGGGGACACACCGATGAATGTCCTGATGGTTCATCAATTCTAAGAAAAGTTCCGTATTTTAAAGTAAATGTTAGATAAAGAAGAAATAAAAAGATTAACAAAGAAAAGTGTGGAAAGTGCTTACCTTCCTGTTCCTTCACATGGAGGGTTAAAGACGGCTCGTTTTAGATTAGAGGACGTCCGGAGGTGCTTTAGACAGCCTGCTCTTCTCCGGGATTTCATTTATTTAGTTGGAGGAGTAGCGGTGCATGGCAAAGGGAATGACGTGGATTTGGTGATACGAGGAGAGGACTTGTCAGAGCCTCAAAAAGAAGCATTATTATTCCGTTTATATCGAGCCTTTGCAGATTACTTCAAGATTCCTTATGATGAGACACCTAAGTATTTACACATAACGTTTAATAATTATGGACCTTACACGAATCACATGCTATTATACCACTTAGCGATAGTTCCTAATGAGGACAAGCAAATCCATGAAATGGAACTCCTAAAGTCGGCAACTAACGGCGAATGGATAGTTTACGGTTACGGCTCTATTGATGCAGTTGACCTTGAAGGTGATGAAATCACAATTGACGCTCTTAAAGGCATGTGGGAAGAGATGCAGAAGACACCTAAGAAATACTGGAATGTCATGAATGAGCACGGTGGTGTTCAAGTTGGTGAGATACTCCCTGAGTGGAATGGGCTGAAAACTCACGTAGATGACAGAGGCTTCTTTGTGATAGTTAAACTTCGTAAGGACATCGAGGCGGCTCGAAGAGTATGGGAAGCAATTCACTCAGATGACGAAGATGAGCGCATCAAGAGTTTCTCGATTCACATAGAGTATCCAGGCGGAGTGGAGGAATGCACAGAGAAAGTATGCGATAAGAATAGGTGCTGGCGTAAGATAACCAAAGCAAGATTCCTCGAGTTGAGCTTCACGCGGAATCCGGCTAATCCCTTATGTATATTTAAGCCTGCGCACTAATTATACGATAAGCCTTTAGGAAGAAGGATGGACGAGATGCGAGAGTTATACATTGGTGATAAACCTTATGATAATTATTTAAGAGCTTTGGGAGATTCTCAGAGCGTAAGTATTCTTGCAAGAGGTAAAAACGTCAAGAAGGCAGTGGATGTAGCATTAATGGCACAGCGACTGAGCCAATTTACCATAAATGCTGTCTCGATATACGATGAGAAGATGACAAGCGAAGATGGTGAACGTGAATATTATGTCAGTGCGATACGTATAGACTTGACGCGTTAATTATATAAATAAATAAGAGGAAAGAGAGATATGGCAACACAAGAGGAAGAGTTTGAGGAATTCTTTAAAGAGTTAGAGGAAGAGACGACGGAGAACACTGAAGAGCAGAAGTCGGGGGAGCAGAAGGATGAAGAGGAAAAGGCTCTTACAAAAGAGGACGTCATTAAGATTGTAAGAGATGAACTGAAGACCTTCTGGCAGGGTGTTCTTTCGGGTAAGTATCCCTTACCAAAGGTAGCGAAGTATCCGTATGCTAAGTATCCTTACGCTGTGTATCCTTACGCAAAGTATCCTGCTCCGGGTGCACAAAAGAGTATAGAAGCAGATGAAGTCCCCGTAATGCCATTCTTTGTTGTGCCACAAATGGTGGATACAACCTCTGCACCTGCTCAGACTGATAACACAAAGTCCAATGAAAAAGACAAGGTAATAGAAGAGCAGAAGTCCCAGATAGAGGAACTGAAGAAGACTGTTGATGAACTCCAGAAGAAGTTGGAGGAGTTAAGCGCACAGCCTGCTCCAGAGGAAACCAAGACTGATTCAAATGATACGAAGACGGTCAATTACGTTTCTGACGTTGTGATAGAAGGCGATACAATATCTCGACCTTAGATAATACCTCTATGACCTAACCTAAATTTTTTTACTATTTGCACATATTTGAGGCTGAGCAAAATTTTATCGTTAGGCATGATAAATTATACCTACCCGATACAAAATTCTCTTAAAACTCAAATATGTGCATGTAGTAAGATTTCTACGTTAAAACCTTGATAATGAGGTAGGATAAAATGACGGAAGTTGAAGATGTAGTTGCTGGTGCACCGGTTATTGTAACCTTTATAGCCGGTGCGGATATAGAGGCTGGGCAGGTGGTAGGCTACGATGTGAGTGCTTCTCCTGCTGACATGACTGTCTCTCCCACGTATCAGGACGGTTATGACACAGTTCCTGTCGGGGTAGCAGTAGATTCAGTAGAGCAAGATGACCCAGTGCCAGTTGCTATCCCTCCCTCGATAGTGAGGGTGAGAGCAAAGAGCGCAGTGAGTGCTGGTCAGCTGGTGCAGCTCAACGAGAGCAATGCAGGTCAGGTCGAACCATACAACTCCAGCGATAACACATGGGCAGTAGGTCAGGCTCTTGAAGACATAAGTGCAAATTCGACAGGAAGAGTGAGGTTGCTCCTCACGAAATAAATACCTCTATTTTAAATTAAATAGGTAAGGAGAAATGGGAGATTTAGCGAATTTACTCCGGGTTGTAAAGGCTGGTGATAATGCGAATGAGAGGTCTTACTGGATGAAGAGGCTCTCGAAAAACACACACGAGCTCATGCAGGCTTACAATATAAGTGCTGAACATCTCGTTCGAGAGGAACTGTATAAGGAGATACTCAGGGGTGCAGAGGAAGTCCTGTGTATGCGAGATGTTCTTCCGATTTACAGAATGAAAAAGAACGAACTGAGGTTTGTCCTCACGGACGCTCCCACAGGTATGCTTCCTCTCGTAGCACCGGGTTCGTCTCTGCCTGAGGGTCCCGATGTTCACTTTAAGTCAGATGTTACATTCGTAGCACAGAAATATGGTGAGAAGGTGGGCATACCAGAGGAACTCATAGAGGAGGAAGAGTTCGATATCATCGAGCTGTTAGTTCACAATGAAGGTCGTCGAGCAGAGAACAGGCTGAATGATGTAGCTATGAAGGCACTGTTAGACGCTAAGAGCTCAATTGAGAGCACAGATAACGTTTGCATCATAGACAGGATAGTTGAGATGATAAAGACAATGCGAGGTAACAAGTTTGAACCAGATACCATCATAATGACACCAGAGGCTGAGGCTGAGATACTCAAGTATATGGTAGGTGAGACCAAATCAGCTAATACAACTGGCACAACTGGTTATCAGAAGACTGGCGTCCCTGAGATATTCAGGACTAAGGACATAGGCAGACCAATAGTTGGTCTGAAACCCTATGTGCTATCAAAGAGTGTAACTGGCGAATCCCTAACTTGGGGTGGAGCTACTACGAACGCTCACATCTGTATCCTCGATAGCAGGATGGCTGGTGGGATAGGAATGCGAAGTGATATAGCAGTAGAGCGATATGAAGACCCGCTCAACGATCTCAGGAACCTGAAGATAACCATGAGAGTGTGCGCCAAAGTGTTCTTTGATGACGCTATTGAGTTCGGTGATATAGCGAGTCTGCTATAAACGTATCTCTATACTTCTATTCTTCTCTTTTCGGTGATAACATGATAGGACTGACATTACTTATAATCGGGGTATTAGGGGTTTGGGCTGCCGTTCTTATGGAGCTGAAGACTAATGCTGAACTGTGGGAAATCCTCATGAAGATATTCCCAACAGTGTTTGGTGTAGGCGCATTCCTTTGTGGCATGGGGTATTAGCAATGTGGAGTAAGAAACACTGGCATAGGGACTATTTTGAAATCATTAATAGAGGCTCGATAGATAGGGATGCTGTTTCCGACTGGGAGTATAAATGGGCAGGACTGTCTTTCCCTGATGGTTATCATCCAAGACGAATTTTAGTTGGTGGCAGATTGGATTATCCTCCATGATAGTTCCAAGTATTCAATTCAGGACTTCGGAATTGACCATACTGAAACGGCTTGATCAGTTGCCTTCTCATTTATATATTGCTAAGGAGGACTCCCTCACTTTAATGCTCCATACCCTAAGAAGGAACTGTCCTGTTGGATGGAGACCAGCGAGAGAAGCTCATCCCGGTGAACCTCGCATGAAGAATGCCATCTTCTTTAAGAGGGAAGACCGTCCTAATGTATATGGTGGTAGAGTTTACATAGATACTAACATTTGTCCTCACGCTTATTATTACACCTACGGAAGAGCAGGTGGAAGAATGATATTTCCCGTAAGGAAGAAAGCTCTTACAATAGTGAAGAGAGGTATGACTAAAGAAACAGCTCCTCTTCGTAAATGGGCTCGACTTGGTGGTATGAGACCTCACACAGAATATCTCGAGAAGACAGTGCGAGAAGTGGAACCAAAAATAAGAGAATACTTCAAGGATGCGGTTAGAGTATGGATAGGTGGTGTGTGATGTATGGAGAATTAGCTAATGTTAAACATCTATTGGAAATACCGCAGAGCGAAACGATCTACGATACCACCTTAGAGTATCTTCTCGACATCGCTAATACTTGGCTTTCTACTCGTGAGAGCGTCCCTTTGGATGATGATATTAAGAATGCAGCCTGTGAATTCTTTGCGGCTTATCTTTATAGAGCTCGTGCGGAGATGCTCTCTCCTTCAGGTGAGATTTCGGGTGTAGCGGCAGAATACAAAAAGACTGCTTTTGCTCTTCTTGAGGATGGAATAAAACAAGAAACTAAAGATAGAGACTTCGCATTTAAGAAGGTGAATAAGTGATGTATATAGATAGAGCTAAGGAATATCTTGATACAATTGTTAGTGTCATAGAGCAGGAGTTGTCTGATAACAATAAGAATATCCCTGTATTTGCTCAGCACTACCTTAGAGCCTCAGACGTTGGGAAGGTTCCTTACGTTTCTGTGGTGCTTGATAGGCTTGAGAGAGACCTCACAACGATTGGTAAGTCCCTTCGTATGGTGCGTATTTATTATGCCATAACCCTAGTTGAGAAATATCAAGAGGAGAAACTCTTTAGTGATTTACCAATAATTGAGGACGCCTTAGAAAAAGTAGAAGACCAACTCCCATATACAACCGAGTGTGCAAGTGTAGTTGGAGAGGATATTGCTTATGAAGAAGTGGGAAACATAGTCCTTCAAGCTACTCAAATCACATTTCTTGTAGAAGCTTCAATATAGTTTTAGTTAAAAAAGAATAGAGGAGAAGAGAAATGGTAACACCAATAAAAGGTTGGAAGGGTGAAGTGCGTATAATTGGTGCCGATGATAACAATTCGTGGTTTGATGCTGCTCCCGATCCAAAGGCACTCCGAAATCCGGTTTCAACCTCGGTACCGATGGATAAGATATATGTCATAGGCAAGAAAAGCCCAGAAGCGATACTGGAGGGTGAACAAGAAATAACAGGAACAATAGAAAGACCATTGTTCGCAAACGAGAGCGAAAATTATGTGGCAAGCGTAAGTGGCACTAGTAAGCTTCTAACAGACCTTGCAGGTGTAACTACGGCTTCAATGATAGAATGTAAAATGCGAGTGAGACCTAATGAGTCCTCAGGACAGCTCAAGGGTTATATACTTTCAGGCGTAAAGTTCCATGACTGGGGTATAGACTTTGCAGCTGGAGACATGACAAAGGAGCATGCTGACTTCTCTGCGACTGATATAGAACAGGAGTCGTAATCCCTTAATTCTATTTATCCTTTATAAAGGAGTGGTGCTATGAGCAAGATTACATTAGATGAATATTTAAAGAAGCAACGAGAGATAGAAGAATTTACGTTGCCTTCGGGTTTAGTTGTGAAGATCAGGAAAAGACTATCTCCTATACGCTTATTGAAGATATTGGGACGTTCAGGTGTGAGTTGGGAAGACCTTGGGACTAATCTCTCCATTGAACAATACCGAAGTTTTTGTGAAGAGGGATTCAGGGAACTTTTGATAGAACCTAAAGTTCCTGATGACATTACACCAGACGATTTCACTACGGAAGACTTTACAGCTTTACATAAGCGATTAATGGAGGAGTTCAGGGGCAGAATAGATACCGAGGTTCAAGGTTTAGGAGAGAAAGACTTAGAGAATAAGGATTTTACTACACCGTCAGGGTGATTGCAGAGACTTGCCATGTGAGACCTTCTGATATTCTTGATCCTCTTGATGAGCTTTCCTACATTGATAAAATCAAATTGGATATTTCTGTATTAACAGCTCGAAGTAAGGAAGCAACTAAAACACTTCCTCCTCACGAGGCTGTCGAGCTGTTAAAAAGACTCAAGAAGAAATAAATTGGAACGGATAGAGGTCGTATTGGAAGGACGGGATAGGACTCAGAAAGCATTTGCTGAGTTCCGTAAGAATGTAGAGACGTCAGTAGGTGAATTGCGGAAAGCGAAAGCGGAGATATTTGCATATAGCTCTAGTGTAAAGAATGCTATCCAGTGGCAACAGATGTCTGCTAAGGAATACGTCAGAGCTACGGCTCAGCTCAGAAAGTATGATGATTATCTTAGAAGACTGACTACTCAAATCCCAAAGAATCAGCAAGAACAAGCAAGATGGGTTAAATCGGTTCGGCAAGGTCTTTCCCCAATTCAGCAATACATTAAGAATTTCGATGAGATAGCACCTCTTTTAGATAAGACCGCACAGAAAGCATTGGACTTTAATAATACTCTCATTCAAACTACAGGATTCGTTAAGAAGGGCTCTGTTTATGTGGAATCCCTTCGAGGTCGAGTTCGTCGATTAGCTCGTTCCTTTGCTGACATGAAGGGACCTCTCTATACAGTAGGTCGAGTCTTTAATCACTATCTTCCTATCTTCTTTGTAGGAATATATGCGTTTAGGAACCTTCAGCAACAACTGGATCGACTCGTAAAGTCTTTTGCTGATTTTGAGTCTCAACTCGTAGTGGTCGAAAGGACGACCGGCATGACCACCCAAACAGTCTCAAGACTCGGTGACATAATGTTAGACCTCACCACGATAATGCCTTCGACTATTGCTGAACTTGAGGAAGTGGCGATAACAGCGGGGCGATTAGGAATAACTGGTGAGGCTAACATCATGAAGTTTACTGATGCGATTATTAAGATGGCTAATGCAACTGTCCTCTCCGCTGATCAAGCTGCCAATGCTATGGCTCGTATAGCTAAGGCTCTGGGAATTCCCATCGAGAACGTCAATTATTTAGGTTCAATGATAGACCGTTTAGCAAATACTGCTGCTGCAAATGCTGAGCAAATCACGACTGCTATGAAGAGAGCTGCTGGTGCTGCTAAAGTATTAAACATTCCCGCAGAAGCTCTTGCTGCTATGGTTACGACATTGATAGAGGCGGGTGATGAAGCAGCACGAACTGGGACTCGTTTATCGAGAGCTTTCACATACGCCTCGATTAAGACTGCCGTTATGGCACGTCAAATGGGAATGTCAGTATCCGAACTTAGAAAGCGAATGGAAGAAGACATGCTCGCAGTGTGGTTAGACTATCTTAAGATGCTCAAGGAAACTCCTTCAAAGACTGAACGATTAGCAAAGGCTCATGAGGTCTTTGGAATGATAGGCAGCAAGGCTATAATTAAGCTTGCGAATAACTACGATATTCTCGTGAAGCACATGGAAGATGCACATGAGGATATGCTTACTGGTATTACATTAGAGCGAGAGTTTGCAAAGGCACTTGATACCACTTCTGCTAAACTCCAGATATTAGATAATCAAATTGAAGCAGCAAAAATACGATTGGGAGAAAAGTTAGCACCAGCTACAATGGCGATGAAAGAGATAGTCCTTAAGTTCTATGAAACATTAGCGGGACCCGAACCAAAACATTATGGTGAAACAATAACTTATATTTCGAGCAACATTGAAAAGCTTCTTAAAGGTCAGGTAGATTTAACGGAAGGGACAAAGAGATATCAAACTGTTTTAACAGAAGCTAATTACGTGCTATATGATAGAGGAGAATTAATAGACACCATTATACCTGTTGAGTGGGAGGAGAAAACTCTCCAAGAGAAATTGTCATATTTATTTGGAGAACGAACCAAGAAGGAGCAAAATATAATTGAGACTCGAAAAAAGCTTCTCAATATTCAGGCTGATACGTTGGGAGAGTGGTTACGTGAAGCAGATGTCATAACTAAAGGTGCAGCCTCTCAAGCTTTCTTTAATGACGCGATATACAGCGGGACTCGAGCGTTCGCTAAATACGGTGCGGTGGCTACTCGTGCGAATGCAGTCATAGGCTCTCTCACAAAGTCTCTGATTGAAAGTGGCTTAGCATCTGATGAACTTCGAGAAACTTGGGACGAATTGGGAGATGCTCTTACAAAACGCCAAAGTCTGATTAAAACTATTGTAGAGCTTCAAAGCCGATGGGGCAATGTAACTGAGCGAATATCTGATTTAGAATACGAATTGAATGATGTAATGGAGGGTCAATTAAAGACAATTGATACTCTTCTCTCCGCCAATGAGGACTTAGCAGAGACTTATTATAACTTAAATGATGCATTAGCTTATTTAAATGGTCAATATCCCACATTCCAATCGCTCACAAGGGGAGTTCTCGCTGTTATAAATGACACAATAGTTCCTATCGAGCTGTTAGATAAAGGATTCCTCAAGTTAGGTGATGTTATTCCAAAGAAATATTTGACGCCTCTAAAAGCTTTGTTGGAGCAACACAAGAGAGTCATAGATAGTTATCAAGAGCTACAAGCAGCTGAAATGCAATTTGGACCGGGAAGTGAAAAAGTAGTAAATGCACGAGCATTGTTCCGAGAAGAGCTCAATAAATACATCTCTCTCCTTGGGGAAGCTTCTCCTGTTATCACGGAATTAAACGCAAAAGAGTTGGAATGGGGACTAACGGAGAGTAAGAGATACACACAACTCAAGGCTTCTGCCATAATGACGCAGGAAGAACTGGAGCTGTATAAAGAGGAGATAGATGCAACTTCTGATTTGCGTAATTCTTATGATAGACTAAACATGATTCGAGCTGAAATTACTGAATTAACAAATGCACAAAACAAAGCACAAAAAATGTGGAATGAGGCTTTAGGGATGAGCTCTAACACCACAGAGGCGTTTAATAATGTTTTGGATAGATTAGGCATAACGGAGGAGGAAGATAGGAAACGTTACCTAAAGCGAGTAGAGGAGATAATAAAGGGCAATGAGTCAGAAGAGAAGCGGAATAAACTAATAATAGATTACATTGCAAGTATTTCAAAGGTGACTGGAAAAGAAGAAGAGTTGGAAAGTGTCAATGCGAGAATCAATGAATTACGAAAAGAGGGGAACAGATTACTCCTTGATAATTTAGAATATCTGACCTCCCAAGGCTTTATCTCTGGCAAAGTCGCAGATGATATGAGGTTACTCATTAATGCAGCAACTGATCTCGGAAGCGTAACAGAAGAAGATAGGAAAGCAATGAATGATATGGTCGCAGCGTTCCTATGGATGGGAGCTGAGACTGGGGATCTCAAGGGAGCTATGGATTCTCTTGCCGGAGGGATAGAGAATTTTGGTCTTCAATTAGAGTATATTCCTGATGATGCTAAGACGGCAATGGATGAAACTCAAGTGGTGATTAGAGATTCTTTGGGTAATGTTCTCGTGGATACAAGCAAGTGGAGAGAAGATGTTCATGACATTATTAGCGGAGTACCTGAGGATGTCCAGGAGGAGTTTAAGCGGATAGGTTTCCGCTGGGAAGCGGTGTTTGGAAAAGGAAAGGTCTTAGAATTAGCATACACAGCTCCAATAGAGGACGTCTTTAGGCAGCAATTGGTAGAACTCTCCGAAATTAGTGATAACACAAAGAAAATAGCGGAAAGGAGTATTTCCAAGGGGTCTATGCAAACTGGAGGAATAGTAAGGGAGACAGGATTATACACTTTACATGCTGGTGAGTTGGTTATACCGAAAAAAGCTGGGGTTTCTCATGTAATGAACATAAACATAGAACATGTGAGTCTCAGTCCTGAATATTCTTCTGAGCGATTCCTTAAAGATTTAGAGGCATTTAGATTCTCTGCGACAATATGACGTATAGATTAAAATTTGGGAATTTGGAACTTGATTTAATACAGGAATGGTCTCCTGGTGTTGAGCCATTGAACAAAACCTATATTCTTTATGATGGCAATACAGCGATAGCGACTTCTGATAAGATTAAAAGAAGACCCTCAGCTTCAGGAATATGTAATGAGAGTCACATCCCTATTCTCACTAACGAAATTGGAAATAAACAAACTCTTCATATCAATTCAGGAGATGGGACTTGGGAATTTGAGAATGCTTCAATTATAAATGTGAGCCTCAATTATTATAAACACTCGGGTGGTTCTAATTATTATAAGGTGCGATTAGAATTTGCGTGTGAGGGTGGAACATGAGCAACGTGGAGATAGGTGAAGATATAGAGGCTGAAATTAAGGTATTTAGACATAATGGAGAAACAGAAATAGTTAGGACGGAACCCGAGGTGGATGAAGAAGCTCAATTATACATATTATTAAAGAAGGCAGAGCTATTGAAACGAGGCTATTTATTCCTTATGAAGTAGGAGGTTAGAGAAGAAATGGGTGTAACGAGTAGTGCGATAACAAACGTCGCAAGGAAGAATATGGCGTATGCTCTTATTAACCAGAATGAATCGAGTTATGATTATGTTTGTATGGGTGTAGGCAATGGTAGTGCACCAGCTCAGGTAACAGACACCTCTTTAGCAGGTAACGAATCGAAATACGCAAACGTCAGTGGTGTTTACGAGGATGATTACAAAGCAACTTGGGTGCACACTTGGTATTATGATGACTTGCCTTCTCATACATTCAGAGAAGCGGGGATATTCAAGAACGAATCAGAATTGGAGATGCTTGCGAGGATGGTGTTCGACCCCATCACGCTTAATGAAAGCGATTATCTGGAAATCACTATGAGAGTGCGATTCCCATAGGTAATCAACATTCGTAAAAGAGATGCCAACTGAGACGTTCATAGCTGGAAATGGGGATGGAGTAGTCTCTAATGTTGATTCCGATTATAATGCTTGTCACGACGCTGATGTTGGAGTTGCTGCCGTTGACTCCGACACGGAATTGTTTATCAATTATAGATATTCTGATGGGGATTACGGTCTTGACAGAGCTTTCTTGCCCTTTGATACTTCTTCTCTTCCTGATAATGCTCTAATTGAGTCCGCTGTATTGAAAATATGCGTAACGGATACAGGATTTTATACTTGTATAGAGGGCGATAAGTTGTGCGTAGTTCAAACATCCCAAGCCTCTGTCTCAAGCTTGTGTGAAGATGATTTCAATGAGGTTGGTAATATTAAGGGGGGAGAAATACCCCTTAGTTCCATAGAATCTTGGACCTGTTACGAGATACAACTCAACGAATCAGCCTTAAATTGGATAAACAAAGGGGAATGGACAAGGTTAGGTCTGCGCTTTGAAAGCGATATCAATGAAAGTGCTCCTTATGATTGGCGTTGTGCACTTTGGATAGCTGCGAGTGAATATGACACTCCTGGTGCACGTCCAAGCCTCACAGTTACTTATTCTACACCGCCCGAATACACATTAGATATTGAGCCTTCTTTAATCCCGACTATCGGATCGAGATTCTCAAAGACTATTGATGCACCACTCGAATTAACAGGAAAAGCCGCTAAAGTTGCAAAAGCTTTGATGGAGATAATTTTAAATACAGAAATCAAACTTGGTACGTCTTTTATTGCATCAGAAAACGTCTATCCTCTCTTAAGTTATAATTTTAGTGGTACGGCTAATACGGAGTTTGCATTAATTGACCAAAGTATTTGTTGTGAGCCATCAGTTTCTGCTACTTACCCAATTTCTATATCATATAATATTTCTCCTTTAAGTATTGAATCATTACTGACTCGTTTAGTGGAGGAAGAGAATGCTTTTTTCCCAACTCTTCTTCCTTCTCTTGGCTATCGTTGTGCTGAATTGTCTCAGTTTGACACTTCTTTGTTTATCAAGGCTAAGTACATAGATATAGCACCATGGTGGGATGAATCTTGGGAATACAGATATCCCGTCTTCATTTGGAATAACACTGGTAGAGTCTTACAAAATTATGAGGTTAGAGTTGATCTCTCGTCATCGAATTTTGATTACAGCCTATGTAAATCAGATGGAGGAGACCTCCGATTCATTACACCAGATGGCGCCAAGCTTCCATACTGGATAGAAGAATGGAACTATGGTGGAAATTCTAAGATTTGGGTAAAAGCGAAGGAGGTTCCAACAGGCAAACCTTTGATTTTCTATATGTATTGCAGAAACCCAAACGCTGAGTCTGAAAGTAATGGTAAAAACACCTTCCTTCTCTTTGAAGACTTTGAGGAATATAATGAAGGTGTATTAGACGGGCAGGGAAATTGGGAAGAAGAAGGAGATACTGAAAACTTTGAAGTTGTTACTGATGAAGTGAAATCTGGTTCAAAGGCTGTTCGTGTAAATGCTCAGGTCGGAATAACGAAGATTGTATCCATACCAAGTGATACTGGATTTGCAATAAGGAGTTATATATGGGGAGATACAGATTATCAACGTCCTTGTATCACAATTCAGGAGGACTCAAATGAAATAGCTGGCATAAAATTTGGAGACAATGGATACATCTGGTATGTAAGGGGAGATGGATGGGCAGATTCAAATAAAATTGCCAGTGATTATAGGTGGTATAAAGTAGAACAGTGGATATCTGGTTCAGGTGAAATTACTAAAGTTTTCATAAATGACTTAGAGTATGTTCATGATGAAAGTGCCAAGATATATTCTAATCCTAACAAAATTCGCTTGAGTATGACTTGGGGAACCGAAAGCGATACGGGATATGCCCGATGGGATCAAATAATAATACGGAAATGGACTACAGGCGTGTCTTATCCCCAGTTAGGTCAGGTAACATTTTTCTCTTCGACTTTAAAAAATCTTTTAGATATAATTCCAGACTACGAAAGGCATCTCAAGCTTAATAATACTTTTATTGAAGGAGGAGTCTTAGATGCTTCATCCTCATTTGAGAGTCTCTTTGCTCATGCTTTATGTTACAAAGAAGATTTTGATACGGAATTGATAACATGTTCTCCGTTATGGAAAGTATCTCATCTTTTGGACTCATTATTGATAATTGAGAGCGTAGGTGTTTCACCTAAAATCTTATATGAGTTCCTTCCTGAAGTCCAGACTATAATTCTTCCTCGTTTGACTGTGGTGATAATAGGGTAATGCCCAATAAAGTATTGAGTTATCGTGTAACACAAGAATGGGGCACTTATGATGTCGCCGAAGTGCATTTTCAAGGCATGCCAGACTTTCGAGCTGGAGATTATATTCAAATAGGACAGCGGGATTATTACACTGGGAATGTAGTAACCATCTTCAAGGGTGTAGTCATTTCTATGGACAGAATTCATAAGAAGAACTTCGAGGAGACAATAGCGAAAGCAGCTTCCTTTGAGTGGTATCTTACCAAGCAATACACGTTTTGGGATGAATACACAGAGCACCTCAGTCTCTCTTCCGATATCAACGCTAATCGTTATATAAAGTATTGGTTGGGTGGAGGTTCATTTGAAGCAGGAACAGAGGGAACGCACTGGGATTTGATTACAGGTGTTCGACCTTTTATGATAGAGGAAGTCCCTAATTGGGCTGAGAAGTATTGCAGGCACAGTGATTGTAGTTTCAACTTCTTCTTTGGAGGCACGACTAAATGGGATGCTATCATGCAGATTTGTGACGCTTGTGATTTTGTATTCTATTGTTGTTACTCGGGACCATTTGCTAAACGTCATGCTTATTTCCGTCCTCGTGAGAGAATTGAACAAGGCTTTTATCCCTTTGGTGAACAATTAACAATAGATGCAACTGATGAGAGTTGGGGTTTCAATAAGAGGCTCATAGAGATACGCTCAAGAGAAAGCCAATCCACTCCAGACACAAAAATTAATAGAGTTGCTATGACGTGCAGAGATTTTCCCATAGTTTATAAAGAGCATCCTTTTGTTGGTAAAGCTGGTGGTTACAAACCCGTTGAGATACACAGGGGTATAGATTGGGCAAGCATAGACTCTGTGGATCAACTCCAAGAAGTGTGTGATAATCTTTATGAATGGCTCAGAAAACCGAATAGAGTGTTTGAAGCTAAGCTTCTCTCCTTAGTTGAGCTTCCTGATTTTACTCCTCTTCACACAGGCTTCAAAATTAAAGTGGAAAATGTGGACGGGCATCCCGAAGAGGTTTATAGAATCACGAAGATAACGCATGAGAAGAAGGGAGGAGACCCGATTGCTACCACGACTCTCGAATATAGGGATGTTGACCTAGTTCATCCCGGAAGTCCTAAGCTGAATGAAATAGAAGTTATAGCCGATACCATTGAAAGTCGGGTAGAGAAGGGTCCAAGAATTCCTGCACATCCGTGTCCTAAAGATCCCCGTTCTATCACAATAGGAGAGTATCCTCGAGTTGCAGAGGGGGAAGTAGTCGCTGTAAATGAAAGCGAAAATAAAGTAGATATTAAAATAACTCGAACGGGACAGATAGTAAGAGGGGTTCCAGTGTTATAATGGTGCAAGTTGGAGACAAAGTTTATTTGCTTTCACTAAGGAACTCTTATCGTTTAGAAAAGAAAGGAGTGATTGAAGTAGGTGAAAAAGGACTTTTGCTAAGAACTCCTGAATCCCTTAGATTTCTTGGCAAGACACTTTTAAAGAAAGGTGATGCATGTAGACTATATTCTACATCCAATATGAGGTGGGCACGAGGACGTGAAAGCATCATAGAGAAATATATAGATATTAAACTTTGGTTTGCTTGTCCAACTCACAATTGGGCTCTTGCTGATCATGGAGCTTTTTTAGATAAGTATGAAAACGGAGAATGGCAGCGGGTGTGGCAGACAAGTCCCTATTGGTATGACAGTTATGCCACGAGTTGGCACGAATTTGGCTTTCGTATAAACGTAGATAGAGGGCGATATAGAATCGGGTTAAAGATGCGAAGTGCGTGGAGGTCAACCACTCACTTTTGGTGGGATGATGTCCGAGTTATACCTGATATGGGAGGAGAGAATCTGTTAAAGAATGGAAGTTTTGAGCTCGGTAATTTAGATTATTGGACAGTTGAGAAGGAGCAAGCAACCCTACAAGTGGAAGAAGGATCAAGTGAGCCTTATCACTCCTATCCACGAGAGGGTCAATATTATTTATGGGTTAAAGCGTGGGGTAGCGGGTGGCCGGGTGAAGAGGATTGTGGTAGAGCAACACTAACTCAAGAATTCACGCTCTATTAATGTTTTTTTTCGTGTCTACTCGGAAAATTTATAAATCTTGTTGGATTCCTCTTTATGTGTTTCTTATCCCACTTCTTCCTCACTCTTATTTTATGTTTCCTACTTCCTTTTCTATTTGCTCTCATCGAATTGATGGGTCAATTTCTTCTTTCTTTTCTTCTTTCTTTTCTTCTTTCTTTGATTCTTTAGCTTGTTTTTGATATTCGTTCTTTATCTCATTCCAGAGGAGTTTCCCACCGATGATAGTCTTCTGGTGTTGAATGAGCTCCATAAAGAACTT